CCAGGCTGTAAGATACCGCCGACTTGCCGACAGCAGGCAATGGTCGAATATTTTTACAATCTTGAAATTTGTATTGTTCTTCAAATGTTTGATTGTTTTCTAATAGGATTTCACGAATATTTCTTTCTCCCAAATAGTATTTTTCACAATTCGGACATCTATGTACTGTTGATAACAAACCTTCCCATTGGAATCCACATTTTTTACACTTAAATTTAATTGTTTTATGGGAGTCACTATACTCACCATTTAACTCTATGTTGGGATTTTTGTTGTGCAAACGATTATTAATTTCATCAAGAGACAATTTTAAAGCCTGAGATATTTTTTCTAATCCACAATAATAACAAGCAGAGCCTTTTATTAAATCGCCTATTCGTTTATGTAAACAATTATCATGTATTTTACAGCGACAATCAACATAATCATTGATATTAGAAAAATCAGATGACAATAATTCAATATTTGGTGAGCCTTGCTTAATCATTTCAAGAAGTGTTTCTTTGGGCAAATTTTTATGCGAACAATACTGACAACTTTTATTTCTGTACAAATTACCTCTTGCAATGATCTGTTCTCCATAATCTTTATGCTTGTTACAGATAAATTTTACATAGACTAAAGCATGATTGTTCTTGTTTATTCTAATCGTGTCAATATATGTAAAATCCAGTTCTTCACAACGCTTTTTATCTTTTGAGGCACATAGGGACAAATCTATTCTTCTAGCCAAATGGCATTTTTCTCTACCACAATAATAGCAACCCTTTCCCTCTAATAAATGACCTAATGTTGTTAATTGAACACCTTTTTCTTCATGTTTTTTGCAAATGTATTTTATTTTTGAAGCGGCATTATGAAAATCTGTTTCGTCAGAAATTAAAATATAATCTTTTTTGTTCATAATACTTTTTACATCTTCAAATGAATACTTTTTGTTTCCAATCTTTTTTAAATGCAATGACTTTCTTTTGCTTTCAATAGATGTTTTACTATGACGTGGAATTAACCTTGTCATTTCTTCGTCTGATAATTCTTGATAATTAGCCTTCAACATTTTTATTTCATCATCATTCCAATTATTATGTATTATGTTCACCTCCTATTTGTATTTTTTATAATATAACATATCCTATGCTTTCACATAGAGCTTAGACTATTTCTTAATCACGTCATTTATGACAGCAATTATACCTTTTCCATTTAAGGGTTATTCTCCCACTCCATTTGCGATTGAGCCGTACTTCTTTTGTTGCAACTATTCAGGATTTCCACCTTTATTTTATTGTTGCAACCCCATATGGGGAATAGTCGTTGAACTTTTACCCTCGACTTAAACTGTCCTATGGTCTAGGATAACGTTAGGGTACTTAGCTGCATGAACAGAGATTGTTACTGTACTTAGGCTTTTGACCTTATACAATCCTTACGTTATTTCTGCTTTCGCACCGTCATAATGTAATTTCTTCATTATTGTGGTGTAAGGCTTTACTCATTACCTGCAATTAAATATATTCTTTATGCACATTTCTGTACATTCAGGTAAACTCTACCTGCAATTTTCTCTATGACAGCGGCTTTTGATGTATCAGTAAGGTCGTTCCAAACATTGGCAATACCTTTCATAATTTCATAGGTACTCTTAAAGTTTTGAGAGTCCTTCATTATATCAAAGCCACCTGTACCATTTACATTAGTAAGAGCTTTAATATCTTCCCTCAGTTTTGAAGTTGATACTGCCATGCCCTCTGTTGACTCGCCTGCATCTTCAAGTTCTGTTTTTGCTCCACGAAGTCGCATTGACAGAACTTTCAAACTGTTCAATCTGTTACTTTCCCAATTATATTGGTACTGACTACATTAAATATGTAGCGGTTAGTCATTTCTGGCTAACTCTCGTATTTCTTTTTACAGGATTATAATACGATGCTCGGACTATATATTACGCCCTATAATAAGGACGGATAACTTCAATACATATGTTGCCATATATATCCTGTAGTCTCTACGGTTACTCAAAAAAATTGAGTCTTACCTCGGTCTTAACTATCCTTTAGCCTTTAACCGATATAGTTATCTGCATACTATATATTATTATATAGTCGGGCAATTTGTGTTTACCCGCTTCGGCTGCGTCTCCAGTTATTTCTGTAATAGCTGTACCCATTGCTATTGCCTGATCTAGTGTATTTCCTGCTACGCTCAGTGAAGATACTGACCTTGACAACATATCACCAATATCACTTGCTGAAACAGCATACTTGTTTGATATTGCGTTAAACTTATCGACAATATTGATAGACTCATCAACTGTCATGTTATAGCTTTTCATAACTGTTGTTAGGTCTTGTACTGCTGTTGCATTATCTACTTCACCAACAACTGAATAAATACCTGAGTTTGTGGCAAGTGTTTCAGCTTCATCTAAACTATAACCACGTTTACCCCATTCTGCGGTTTGAGAAATAAGATCAGACAAATCAATCTTTAAATCTTTAGCCTTTTGACCTATATTATCAAAGAACTCGGCATATTGCTGATTTGTGTTATCAGTAACCTTACGCAATTCTGTCATAGCTGTATCAATATCTACAACATTATTATAGAACTTAACAGCTTCTCTTGATATGCCTGAAATCACAGTAGTTAAACTCATCCAGCTTGTGAATTTTAAAGCGTCCTCTTTAATCTTGTCAAAAAAGCTTAAACCATTCACACCTGCTGCCTGTGCTTCAGAACTCATTGTCCTAAAACTACGATTTATTCTATCAACATTTGCTTTCAAATCACTCGCAGTTAAATCGCTAGCATTAAGCAACTTTTTGAGTGAGGCTATCATATTATCAGTTTCAACCTGATATGTACCGCCATTAAAAGTATTCTTGCCCATGGCTTTAGTATTAGCCTGTTGCCATGTCTGAATTGTGTATATTAACTTTTTAATGTTCTGCCTTGTAGCTTCTATATTCTGTTGTGATTTATTGCTAGAAAAACTAGCTTTATAAGCTACATCTGCCCTCTTTAACTCATTTGTTAGTTCATTGAGTTTAATACGATATTCGTCTAATGCTTTAGGATTGCCACCTACATTAGACAAACTTGTTTTTAACTCATTAAACTTTTCTTGAAACTCTCCATTAAAAATAGGCGACTCTTTCCATTTTGTTTCTAAGGTGGTGAGATTTTGCGTAAGTCTAGCTACATTATTTTCTGTTTTAGTAGATATAGCTGACGATTTATCAGCAGAACGAGAATTGGCTAATCTAAGTTCTTCCCTACCAATGTTTATTAATTCGTTCTTTTGTCTTTCAAGTTCTTCTGTAATCAGTTTCTTCTTTTTAAGCTGCTTCTCGTCATAAGAAACTCTACTCTCAAGATTTTTAATCTGTCTTTTTAGCTCAACATTTTCTTGCTCGCCAGCATTGACCTGTTGCTTTTTAAGCTTATTAATCTGTTTGATTTCACCAAACATCTTATTATAATAATGAGCTTGCTGTTGTGCCTCAGAATTATCAGATTTTTCAAGTAACTGTAAGCTCTTTATTTCTGTTTCTGCTTTTTTAACCGAAACAACTAACTCACGATATTCTTCAGACCATTTTTCATTTCGCCCAAATTGACTTTCGGTTTCATTGACCTTGTTTAATTGGGAATTTAAGCTACTAATTAAATCGGAAACCTCTGACGGTTGTTGTTTAAGTTTTGAGAAACTATTTGATATTTCCTGTATTGTTGCAGGCATTTTAGCCAAAGTGTTTTCGGCATTTGTAGTTTCGTTAAAAGAACTTGTAAGAGATTTTAAATTTTGCCTGATATTGCTTGCAGTAGTTTTTAACGAATTGAATAGTTTATCAACCTCTGCAATAGAACCACCCTTGCCAAGATTGTCAATAGCAACATTAACGGCATTAATTTCATTTCCTATACCCGATTCAATACCTTTATTCGCTGACTTAAATGCCGAAAGTTTAGCAGTATAATCCGACTTAGCCTTATCAATATCCGCAACCAGCTTTAATATACCCTTTTCAGAGCTACTACCCGATAGATAGTCAAATGACCCATTTGTTTCGTTCAGAGCATATTTCAGTTTTTCAACTTGACCTGTCAAGCTTGTAACTTCTGCCGTAATTTGAGTAACTTCACCCGAACTATCTTTAGTCCATGAAAATGTCGGATTACCAAACTGACTCAAAACTTTTCTTGCATTTTCAATAGTTTTAATAATATCTATCTGTCCGTCTTTATTAAAACCTGCCTTAAAAGTTTCTGCAAGAGTTGTGTCAATATTCTGTATCTCATGCTTTATATTTTTAACAGAGCTAACTACCTGTTTTTCAGCAACCTTTATACCACTCTGAATAGAAGTTACATTTAAACCACCAATATCTATTTTTAGATTTTTGCTGATTGTAGCAAGTTGAGATTGAATTTTCTTTTGTGTTTTATTCAAATCCAACTCACCAATGATTTTAGCATGAGCCTTATTATCATTTGCAAGTACATTATTTAATTTAGGTATATCGTCCTTAACTTTACTTGTGTCAAGTTCCACAGGAACTCGTATTTTTAAATCATCTGCCATTTCACTTCACCTCTATTCCTTGTCTTTTAAGTCCTTGTCTTAAAGCCATAACGTGATATTTGTTATCCCTTAAATCCTCTTTTGTGTTATACATAAACGGTCTAGCAACACCATGATACGTCCAATTTCCAAAATCGTACCCCCAACCAGTTTCAATGATAGGTGCTAATTCTTGGTCTGCATTATCTGACTTAACCATTTTGCTCTGAACAAAAATATATGGATTAGCCATTGTATTATTCTCTACAACTAAAGTGTCACCTTCAATAGAAGAATTAATATTGTTAATATCCATTAAGCCACCATTATCATATCGTCTTACATATTCATGTGGTACATAACTATCGTAAACATCTCTTTCAATATGATCTAGCATAACAGTGGTAACAACCTCGGTAACATCTGTAAGCAGAGCGTAATCAATTCTTGTTCTTAGTTCTCGCTCTAGTTCTTTAAGGTTTTTTACAACCATTTATTCCTCACCACGCAACCAATTTACAACAAGCTTTAAATCCTCGTCAGCTTGCTTCTGAGAAACTTTACTATGTGTTTCTATCGTAACTTTGTCACCATTTCTTAAACCAAGGCTACAAAGACCTATAATTGATTTACCATTGACCGTTCTATCTGTTGTCAGATTAATCACAGAGGGACGTACCTGTGCAAAATACACAAACCTATGAATATTCCTAGCATTAGGCACTATCCCAAGTGTTATTTCCTGTTCTGCAAAGAACATATTAGTCACCGTCCTTGTTGTTTGAAATTACAATTTTATTTGCCATGTCATTACTATCTTTAAGTGTTTTTAACACTTCATTTAAGCTTTCAGTGTCAATATCTTTCGTAGTAACACTAATCTGTTCTATCATTTCTTTTGCCTTGTTTGCAAGCTCCGTTATAGCTATATTTGCCATGCTCATAACCTTTTCAGCCGCCTTGTATCTAACATTCATGTTAATACCACTGTCAATAGCTTTAGTAATTAGGCAATACTGATTTCTGTCAATCAACTCCCAAGCAATGTTATTATATTCCCTATCCAGCTCTCCACTATCATAAATCTCTGCAATATCATCTGATGAAAGTTTATGTTCTCCGTAAAGAGTGACAACGTAATATTTATGCAAAATTTCTTCATATCCTGCTCCGTACTCAACTGTACCCTTGACTACATTATTTATAAATGCCTGCATTTCCGCAAAACTAAGCTTATTTTTCATTCAATTTTCCTCCCATTTTCTTGCGTTTCTTTTCTGCGTTTCTCAGTTTCTTACACTCATCATAATCAATCCACCCACCAAACTTTTTGACATAAGTAATCCACTTATATGTAATGTCTGGATAGCAATACCAAAACAATTTACGTTTAAGTATTGCCACTGAGTCTGGCATACCTTTTGTATCTATAACTTCAGTGACACCATTTTTATAAGTAACCACGAAATCAGCGACATATTTAATTGGCAACACAGTTTTGCCATCGTGAACAAACTTCGGTTGCAGTTCATATGGTTTCTGTAACTCATACGAAATCACTTCACCGCTTTCCACTAAAGGACAAAGTACATCACGATAATATTTCATTTCTAACACTGAGTCGAAAATAATGCCATTATAACTACGTTTTGATTTGTCTTTATCTACATTAAACTTGCTTCTATCTGTCATTTCTACCTCTTTATAAAAAAATAAGGGCGGTCAATACTTATCATAATAACCGCCCTTTCTATTTTATTTAGTTTTTTTACTTGTTGTGCCATTTTTGAAATTTGTAATATCAGCCAAAACATTATAAACCGACTCTTTATAATCTTCCTTTTTTAATGTTTTAAAAGTAATACCAATATTAGCAAGTAGTTTTCTCGCTTCAGCTTTGGAGATAACCTCGTGCATATATTCTTCTATGATTAAAAATAATTGATAACAAGATGGTGTGTCTACATATCTTCTCCAGCTATTTATTTTATCACATTTATTACACGCATAATATCCATTACCGCAAATAACACACTCATGATTGTTTTCCATATTAATCCTCTGGAATAACAAATCTCAGAAGCTGACCCTCGTCACTACAATAGTCCTTCAGAGAGTCAATAGTAAATGGGAAGTCGCCCGTCTTGTCAAGTGGTATCTGAGTCTCAGGAGAAAGCTGTGCAGATGCCATGACAACCCAACCATGATATTCAATATTTTTATCACAAATATCTGTAAAGATTGATTCAAGCCAAAATTCACCTGATTTTGGCATATCATTCGTACTCTTTGTAATGTCAACTGCATTTTCAGACTCATATGTATAATATACCTGAATAGTCATTCCTTCCTTGATAGCAGTATCTGTCGGAAGTGTAATTTCTTTCTTAGCCGCATCAAGTGAAAATTCCTTTTCTGAATTTACCGCTGCATATTTGTAAGAAGCAACCTGTTCCTTCCTTTCATTGAGCAGATAAATGAATGATATTCCACCCACAGGAACTTTACTCAGAGTAATCTTTGTTATGTCGCTACCCACCTTAATCTTCTCTCTTTTAGGAATGAGAATTTTGTTAGTAGAACTTGCAACGTTCTTTTCTGTACCCCACTGAGCAGCAAGAAGTGACAGCGTAAGGAACGATGTATTACCTGTAATCTGAGCTGTATCAGCATCATAGTATTTTGCAATTACCGCACCTGTTGCATCTGTCTTATCCTGTGAAGTAGCATTAGTCTGAATGTTTACGTCTTTCAAATCTTCAAGAGTCCAAAACAGCACTCCGTCAGTAGGCGAAAACATCTGACCTGAAATAGCTTGTTTAAAAAGCAATTTGTCTGGATTAAACATATTATTTCCTCCTTTATTTTCTATTGTTTCCGTTACCATGTACGGAAACAATTTAATTCTTCTTTATTCTTAATGTCCTTATAATAAATAGTACCGCTATACAAACCTGTGGTAAGCTTCTGTGCTTGATTTATGATTTGATTTCTTAAAAGACAATCATAAAAAACATTAATAGGTAACGACCAAACCGTGTCCCAGTTATATTTAAACCCTTCAATATTTGTTAATGTTGAAATATATGGCAACAAAATAGAACGAAATTCTTTTTCTTGATACTCACCCCTAGCTAATTGTCTTTCAAGCTTGTCTAATTCATATTGTAATCTCCATTTTCGGGTGTGTTCATTTCCGTCTTTAATATTGTTATCAGCGATATTAAGCATTTTCCTGAAATATTCAGTAAGCAGTTCATAATCTGCTTTACCTATTTGAATATTGTTATAAACATCAAATAAAATAATATCACCGCTATTCGTGTCAATATAGCGTTTCATCTTACCAAAATCAATATTACGGATTATAAATGAAACATCAGTTAACAAATGATTTTCGACAATATCACAAAACAAGTCAAAACTATCTACTGAGTTAAAATCAATACCCTTGCTCCAAAGATATAGCCTTCTATCATATGGAGTTGAAATTATGTCAGACACAATGACCCAAAACTGTTTTTCACCTAGTTTTGACTCGTCTGAAATCTCGTCCAAAGTTGGGTTGTGAATTTCAAACTTGCCTAACATAAATGTTTCTTTTTTATTACGATAAATCGAAAGCTCGTCCATAACTAATTGCCCTCACACGGATTTATCGTAAGTTCTTCGCCTTGGAATATTAAAGTACGCCTTTTATAAACAGGCGACAAATTATCAGGTACGTCTGAAATAAGTTGTATTCTGTTACCGCTCCAACCATCTGAGTTGTTAAATAACTGACCTAATAATTCAGACACATAGTCCATTCTAGTTTTGGAAATGCCAGCTTTGTTAAGTCTCATTTTATCTTGGTGACAAATTATTTGGATTATCATTTGGGGATAACCCTTAAATGCCCCCCATATTACTTTCGGAACTGAAACTTCAATGTTAAGATACAATTCTACATTAGTTTGAGTGTAAGGTATATATAAAAAAGGGTATATATTAGAATACACAATATTTTCTAGTTCTTCCTCGTCCTTTTCAAATAAATCTAATATATTATCTTGTGATAATATCATAGAAATAGCTTTATTTTTCCACTCCGATATAACAGAATTTATTGGCATTTTACACACCTCCCACTATATTAATTAACAATTCAGATAAAACATCATCAACTGTACAAACCAATTTAAAAGAGCTACCGATTAAAGCATTGTTGTTTAAACACTTTATCTTTACCTTATTTTCATTTACTATCATGATAATAAAATCTTGTTGTTTATCAAGTAATTTCAAAGACCAAGTGACACTCTTATCTGTTTTTGCAGTAAATGTTTTAACTGTACCACCACAACGAATTTCTGCATTACCACTGTAAGATATTTCAACAGGTTTGGTTGCATCATTAGGCTTAAAGTAGTCACATAGCATAAGGTCAATTCTATCTGTCTGCGGATTGTATTGACTCTCTGACAAAATAATGTGCATACATCTGCCATTTCCAAAAGAAAAGCTGACAGTATCAGGTCTAGTAATTCTATAAGGTGTAGGCTCTTTGTCATTATAATCAATGAAAAAACGCTTATCATGAGGAAAATATTTCGTTTCCTCGTCAAGCGAAATGTACATCATCAACTGATCGTAGCCAATGGTAATTATTTTTGTCTCATTTGTGCCTGAATTATACTGTGAAGCATTTTGAATATTACACGGCTTATAGTGAACTATGCCGTTTTCGTCTTGCCACTTAATAACGTAATTACACAAGTACAAAATAGATTTTTCATACAACTTGTTATTTGTAGGCTCGGTCAATATTAGCCAAATCTTATTATCGTATTTAATGTACTTATAGTCCGATATTGTACTAATATAAGTCAAAACCTGTCTTTGCCAAGCTTGTGTTGGCGTGTCAGGTATTTCATTCTGAATTATGCCCTTTGTAGCAAATTCATTTTCAAAATTCTCACCGTTGAACACTCCACTGCACAGAATAATATCATCTTCAATAACACTATCCTCTAAAACGTCATTAAAAGACATTTCACTATCAAACAACAAATCTGGTTTTTCAGAACCTTCCGTATAATACGGTTGCTGAATTATGTACCATTCTTTACTCATTCAACCACCTCAATTATACGCAGTGTCTTTAAGTTGCTCATAAAGGTCAACTATTTTAAAGTTCACCCAATCAATCTCAACTTTAGCTTGTCTTTTGTCACCCTCTGAGTTGTTTATTGATAAATCTTTTGAAACTATATTGCTACGTTTGACAATTTTGCTATATTGTCTTTCACAATAAAATCTCTTTATTGTATAGCCCAATATATTAACAACTATCTGATTCAAAACAATATCGTTTCCGTCAATATCAGTAAATATTCTTTTCTCATTATTAAAGTAAAGCTGACTAATTTGAGTTGAAAACTCGCCACAAGCCATTTTAAACCACTGAAAAACAAGGTCGTCACTTAACGCAACCCTTTCAAGAAATGTGGACTCAAAAACAGCGACCACATCTTCATAGGTAGTAGCCATTTTAACCACACCCTTTCTTAAAATTTGTAGCCTGAAATATTTTCTATTTCGTTACGCTTATAAACTGCCACATTGTCAATTCCAACTTCTTTGGCAAGTGGAATAATCATTTTTTTATCGCCTTCAGTAACTACAAGTCTTGAGAGTTCAGCCATAAAATCAGCCTTATTGCTAATGCCAAGAAGTGCCTTTACACTGTTAATATCAAGAATAACAGGATCATTATTATCACTCTCGTCAAGTGAAAAAACGTATCTTCTTATATCCTCGTCAAGAATTTTCAGATAAGCATTATTGCCAAAGCCGTCAGTACCACAGAACATTCCATTACCTTCCTGTATCTGAGCCATAACCTCTCCAACATTAAGCTGTGCAAATTTCTTTGCATTTGGTGGAATAGTAATATCTCTTTGTGTTTCCACAGCCCTAAAACCCAATTCCCAATTACGAGTGTTTTCCAAAAATACTCTATCGGTAAGCTGAATTTCCCTTTTAGACTTTACTTCTGTAATATCGTTATTCATTGTGGCAGTAGTTGTATTTTTTCTTACATTTGCCAAATTTTTAATCTTCCTTTCAAATATAATAATAATGTGGCAAGAGTTTACACCCTCGCCACATCAATAATTATTATGTAATTAACCCTGCTTTGTAAGCAGACCAATTTCAAATTCTCTGCCCTTTACAACGTCAGCACCAAGCTCCATATCGAAACGTGTCTTTACTGTACCTGTCTCAACATCGTTGCCTGTCATAGTTGTAATACCACCACGTCTGAAGATATTTACTGGAGAATTTGCTCCCTGTGCAATAAACCACAGATCGTTTGGATTGTAGTATGTGTCAAAACCTGACTTGTCAGCAAGTGGCTTTGTGAAGTTATATGGGTTCTCAAGTTCAATAAGAGCTGAACCCTTATAGAAACCATTAAGACCTGTTCTAGCAATCTCATCTACCTGTGTAGCATTGAAAAATGGGATTGGTGTAGAACCAACTGTCTTATAGCCGTTCCAATCACAGATACCAGAAATAAGTGAGAAGTCACCTGCAATACCAACCTTGCCGAGCTTTCTAACCTTATTTATCATACCATCAACCTGTGTCTGAGTTGGAGCAGAGTCATACTCACCATAGAACTTTACATATTCAGTGTTGTTCTTCAGTGCAGACTTGATAACATCAAATACATAAGCAACACCCTTGTTGTTCATGTCGGTCTGTACCTGTGCCATTTCCTCTGCTACAGTACCGGCAAAATTACCAGAAGCAAGCTCACGATAATCAATAGCCATACCAGAAGATATTGTCTGAGTTACGATTGGGTACTCTACCCACTTTCTACCTGCAAAACTTACATCAGAACCAGAAGACTGAAGCCTAGCATCAAGACCCTCATAAGAATAAGTCTTAACTCTTGGCTGCTCATCATAGCCAATCTCACGATAGTTACCAAGGAAATTAAATACCTTTGTTGCCTCGAGAAGCCTTGGCTGTATAATATACTTTACAATAGTATTAATCTCTGCAACTGCTCTGCTATCGCCTGCAAGTGCCTGTTCACCAAGCTTTGAAATTCTTGAACGTACTGCGTCTACCTTCTGACCGTACTTTGATGTATCTTTGCCTGCAAAAAGAGCAGAACAAATCTCAACTACTTCGTTGAAAGCCTTTGCGTTCTTAACAGCAACCTCAGACTTATTCAGATTATTAAGTTCAAAAGAAGTATTAATCATTATTAAAACACCGTCCTTTATTTTACATTCGTTAATTAAGCGTGTACAACGACTCTAAGTCCGTTACCACCAAAACTTGTCTTTTCCACAACTTCAAGATACTCTGCATAACCAGAAACATCAGCACTCTTAGCCCACTTACCATCAGTACCAACTACAAGCTTATCACCTACTGCAAGTGTATTGTAAGCTGTTGTTACAACTGCATCGTCCATATCAAAAAGATGTCCTGCAAGAGAAGCAAGAGTAAAAATGCGTGGAAACTCACCAACCTCAATTCTATAATCATTTGGAGTGAGTGTCTCAGGCTTATCAATTCTGTTCATTACAACTGCAAGACCAGCCTGCTTTGCTGTTGTTGCAGTTGGCAGAGCAACAGCCTTTGTTTTAAGATCATATGTAACAGCCATGCCGTTCTCAAGAACAACAGATGTCTTGAGATAGCCAAAATTCTGCGCTACCTTGAAATCACCAATATTTGCAAATTTAATCATTTATAATTCCTCCAATCGTATTTTTTATACAAACAGATTATCAATATCGAGTTTGTCATTCTTATCATCATCGTTGTCGGTATCTACGCAACCAAATATGTCAGCGGCAAAATTGTTCTGAGAATTAATCTCAACAGCCATTGCCTTTTCCTTCTTCTTTATCTCAGCACCAATGCAAGCGTTGATTTCTGTAACAATATCGTTTACCTCGATACCACAACCCATAGGATCTGCGTTGAACTTGTCAAGCTTATCCTTTGCCATGTTCTTTTCATCGTCTGAAAAATCTCCAAGAGCTGAATTGAGTTCTGCTATCTTTGCAGACTTTTTAAGTTCATTCAATTCTGCTTTCATTGTTTCAACGAGTCCGTTAAGTTCATTAATCTTCTCGTCTTTCTGACAAGCATTTGTTTCGGCTGTTGTCTTTTCACCTGTAAGAGTTGCTATCTCTGCATCTTTTGTAGAAATAATCTCATTCATTTCAGCAATCTTAGTCTCGTAATCTGCATTTTTAGTATTGAGTTCAGTAATCTTATTCTCAACAGCAGAAATAATCTGATTAAGTGTCTTTTCGTCCACTTTCTCGTCCTCCTTTATCTTTTGATTTAGTTCTATCAGTATTGCACTATCGTCACTAGGCTCGACAGTTAAAATGCAATATCCACTATAGTCATAAACTTTTGGTACTCTACCTTTTTCGACAGGCTCTCCGTCATACACTATTTTATTTTTGCCCTTACCAACAAATTCAACAGAACCATATATTGTATCACCATCATTGATTTTGTTTTCAAGCCATTCAACAAAATGTGGATAACGTTGCTGATTAATATAACCCTCGGCAATAAGAACTTTATGTTTCTCACCATCAATCTGAATATCTTCAATAGACCAACCATCAGCAGAACCTACTTGAACAGAATTTTCAAATAATGGCATATTGCCGTCTTGACCTGTCATTCCATGGTCGTATGGAATATCTTTTTCACTATCCAAAAATGTTGCACAAATAGGCATACCAATAATACTATCTGCATTATTTCTAACATACTGCTCATTGTAACTAATACCATTTTTGTTATAGTGATTACGGTCTTGATGAATTTCGTGTAGTACCAACTTTACACGTCTGCGACCGTCCGACCTCTTTGCTTCGCTTATTTCACAATGAAACACTAACTTTCACCTCTTTTCTGACATAAAAATAAACCTAGTCACTAAACGCAACTTAGGTTTTAGTTTGTTGTTGAAGGTTTTGGTTGAGCGTTTCCATTTAGATTTTCGCTCATTATGCTATTTTCGTTTGTCTTCTCAGCTACCTTACTTCTGCCACCATTTGAGTGGTCTGCATCACTTGGGTCACTATCTTTGCTACTCATGGTATAACTCGTCTTATGCGTTGGATATTTATTTTCCCAATCATTATCCAGTTCATAATCCATAAGCGACAAGTATACATCACTATCCCAACCAGTGCTTGCAATCCAAGCTGTTAAAGACCCCTTACCTCTAGCATAAAGGTCGGTCATATATTTAACCTGCTTATCTCTATTTACAAAAGTAACAGGTAAAATAGCACACTCCATATAAAGCTTTTTATCCTTAATAATATTGGCGTTAATACATTTATTCAATTCCATAATAAACATATTTATCCAATCATATACGTTTCCTGCAACCAACTCCAAATTAAGTGTTGCAACAGCATAGTTTCCTGTACTATTACCGTCAAGGACACTACTAGCAATACCCAAATCGGCAGGCACTTTTGATTTATTGGCATTTTCGTTCTTTTCATCAAAAATAGAAGTGTCAACTTTTATATCATTTAATTTTGTACCTGCGGCAAGCGAGAAAAATGACTTGCCATATTTATTTTGTCTTGTAGTAATAGCATCTTTAACTACCTTATGTTGGTTTCTCTGCTGACTTTCTGTCAAAGTGCAACGTCCGTCTTTTGCTTCAGGAAATGTTTGATAAATAATTTGATTGTTCAACTGATCTAATACATTCCGCTTTGTAGAAGTGAAATAATCTGCGTACAATACATCGTCCAACGCACAAATCATTAGTGGAACACCATAAGGATTAATAGCCTTACAGTTAATTTTTGTCACCATTGTATTATCATTATTTAAAACTTTCCATGGCTTAATATTATTGTGAGTTGAATATTTACTATACGCTTCTCGAATTTCTCTTGGAAAAGCCTGTAGTTTTCTTCTTTTGTCGTCTTCTGCCATATCGTCAAAGTATCTTAAATCAAAAGCAACAATAGGTGAACCATTCTTTCTGCCAACTATACGGCAATAGTCAACAGGCAGATTAATAACAGCACATTTAACCCCCAATTCATTAATCTCTACGATGTTTAAAGTATCAATATCATCAAGATACTTGTCAGCGAATACGGACTTTGTAATCTCAAAGTATTTAAAGTCCATTCCCTCGATCATATCGTTAAACAAATTATCTCGAATAACTTCCTTATATCTTATTGTGTCAAGAGTTTGTTGCATTAACTGCCTTGCATTTTCAAATTTCTTCTTGCGTTTGGTTTTTGACTTTGAATAAACCACCTTATCCAAGGTGAACATGGTTTTAAGATAGTTGATAGAAGTCATAACAGAGCCATTCTCATAATACGCCCACCGACAAATTTTGCGAATATTTTTTATATGTATTTGCGGATTATGAGCAAATTTCTTAATGTCCTCAATATTAATAGGCAAATCTTCAATACAATCTTCCCAAAAAGATGTCATTTCATAAAAAGCATTTGACTCATAGGAACGCTCTTGTGTATTTGACACGGAGTTAGTTTCTGAAACATTTTCTGTTTTATCCTGATTGTTTTCAATAACATTCTCAGTATTCTCTGCAATATTCTCAGGCATAGCCTCACCTCACTTTCATTTGTATTTACATTAGTTGAACAAACAACAATAATCGTATTCATCGTTATCAGACAACAAGTCCTTTTCAAGCAAGCAGGCAAAATGATTTCCATAACTTACACTCGTATAACGGTCTTTACGGTTATTGCCTTGCTCTGAGATAACGATAGCACCCGTTTGTTCTTTTTTCGTATAAGTCAATTCAATACATTCCGTTACCAACTCTTGTGTCTGTAAATATGGGTTTTCGTAAAATATCTGGGTATCTGCACTTGTAGCATTATTATATTCTGGTATCTTTTCAATCAAAGACTCTTGTGCTTCTTGCAAGGGTATTAAAAAATCAATCATCTGGTTTTCAAGAACGCTTTTGAACTCCATGGCTATTTCGCTATTTAGCCTTTCAGAAGCGTTTATAACAAACACAATAGGTCTTGCTCCCTCAATCTTAATACGATTGCTAGCACCCTCATCATTCATACAAGTCCATGGCTCATATTCAACATCTCGTTCTTCGTCATATAAAACTCTAGCTAATCTATCATATATCAAAATACCACCATTTCTAGCGTCAAGAACACAATAGTCGGCATCAAAATCGGCATAAAGCTGCTTAATCTTAATTGCTTGCATATCTCCCTCGCCACCTTGAATGGACTCCATGCCACAGACTATTCGCCTATAACCACGTTTCATATTTTTCGAGTCCTCAACATTACCAACTTGGTATGTGGTAGTTTCAGGTAAAAGCCTTATACACGAAAAAATAGAATTATCGTTTTTCTTGTTAGTAACAAACGCCATATCACAAGCGACTATACGAATTTCTCCTTGTTGTTTTGGAATAGCGTAAGGATTTCTTCTATGCGCTAATACATCAACGTTCTTGCGAGGATAAAAAGGCTTTTTGCAACGCATATTAGTAGAAAACATTGAATAACTGAAGAAAGCCGAAGTATTTTCTTTAACTCTTTCATTAAGATACTCCAATCTCCAAGTTAAACTATCTTGTTTTTTCTTTTCATTCTGCATTTGTTTCATAGTACGAATATTATGTTTGAGTGTAATAGACTCGTCAAATGCCAACAAACAAGTATCAATATCGCCAGTCTGATAACTTTTCAGCATATTGCTCTCAGCCATATCTACAATATCCCACATCCAGTGTCCGTTATCAAGCCAACTTGAAGATATGTAAATATTAATTGGTTCTTCTTTTAATTCAGAAATATTTTCATAATAAGGATCAAGCAAATACTGTGTCTGCCTTATGGTCTGAAATGGTGATAATATACTATCGTCAATTTCCTTTTTGATTTGTCTATATTCTTCCCTTATGAGAGCAGAACTTCTGTTACCACGTCCACTTTCACCTGCCGTTACAACCGTTATCGTACTGCCATTTTTGAAATATACGATAACTTCATTTTGGTTATCTTTAATGCCCTTAATTTCTTCTCGCAATTTTGGCGACCACGCCATTAACTCGTTTCTGATTTTAGACGTGACAATCAGTTTGGCTTGTCCCTTTGTTGCGGAAGCAATAACAACTTTACTATTGGGATATAAGATACATCTACAGCAAGAATATAGTGCAATAATAAAAGACTTTGCAGCAGCTCTACAAGCAACAATAACTATAAAATTACATATTCCCATTAAATATAGAATAATAGCTTGATACCAATGTAATTTCAAACCCAAATAATCAGTTGCAAACCTGTGCAAATTTCTTCTAAAAAATGTACACCACCTATATGTATGATCCACATTTGTCGGATTGCTTAGAAAATGAGTTGAAGGAAACTTAGTGTGCAACACAGCTTGTTTGTCATCAGCATACTTATTTCTCCTAGCCATTTTCACCATCGTCCTTCACGCAATAAGTTTTATCACGTTCATTAGTTCCCAAAACTAAATTTTTAATAGGTCTTAAAATAAACCTCTTGATATAATCACCAAGTCCATCAAAATCTTTGTAAAGTTCTTTATCCCTATAATATTCTTCAGGAGTATATTGACTAATAGTTGCCAATGTGACACCTAAAGTTTCTTCCGCACTGTTATCTATCTCTTGTACTGTTTTTAAGCCTGCCTGTTTAAAAGTGTCACGATACAATTTTGTAAACTTTTCGTAATCATCGTACCGTTTTTCCTTAATAGCTTTTTTCTGTAATAATTTTGTTGTACACAGGTCTTTTATAAAAATCTCTTGATTATTATCGGCATTTGGATTTTGTGACTTTAACATTTTATAATGTTCTTCCAAAATCGGATAATCCTCAGAGCCAAATACACCAAGTCCCCAACGTTCAACTGCAACCTTTGTTGGAGAAGATTTGCCCTCTGACTTTAATTGCTCTAAATCTTCCTCGTTATTAATAGCAATACCATTGACCTCAGACAAATATGTATCATATGTTTTACCTGCATATTGTTGTAAATTACAATGTCTGATATAATTTCTGATACGGCTTTGGTTTAGATCTTTTTTCTTGCAACTATTAAGCAAGCTTTCCTGAATGTAGATATCGTAATGTAAACATATGCGCTTAATAGCTTCATTTGGATCGCCCAATAATAACGTATATTGTTCTACAAGGTTATCTAAACAATGATTACAAGTTGGCAAGAAATTATTATTGCCATTGTATAAAGGTGATTGGCTATATGCAAAATTGTTCTTTTGTGTGGCATATCTTTTGCCACAGGTCACACATTGATAAGGCTTTTTTATTAACATTTCTTGTTCTTCATCACAAGAAATGGTTTTTATTACTTTTGGTTGTTCAATATATTTAGTGGTTTTAATACCAGATTTATTTTGTGTTGATACACTACCTTTTTTCCTTGGCATAACCAAAACCACCTCCTTTTTATTTGTTTAATTTTCAAGCCAATATAAAAAGCACTCCAATTTTCAATCAGAGTGCTTAATTTGGCATATATTTAATTACTATTCTTTAACAACCTTGTTCTCAAACTTCTTGTAGGCGTCAAGATACCACTCTTTTTTGTCGCCATTGTATGTTAATTCATAATACATACCGTCAAAAAGAGTGCTTGAAAGCAAGTATTTCCAGTTCTGCAATGCCTTGCACTTCCATACTGTGTAAACTTCAAAATCAGGCTTTGTATCTGATTTGTCAAGATGTTCTCCAATATAATCTCTTACAATTTCTATTGCTTTTCCGTCCATAATTATTTTCCTCTCTATATTTGTGTAATAAAAGCACCCTTTTATAGCCCTATGAGTGCTTAATCGCTCAAAAATCAAATTTATCCTTATTCTGACTAATTTTCTTTTTATCAACCCTAATATAAAATTTTCTTGTCACGTCAGTTCCACTATGGTTGAGCAATGCCGAAACATCTTCTAGTGACATACCTGCGTTTTTATATAGCGTAGCTCCAGAATGACGAAAATCATGAGCGTGTAACGTTGGAACATTAATCATTTCACCAATAATATGACACCAAGAATTTAATGTGCCATTAGTTACCTTATCAAACTTTCCGTCTGTGTAAGAAACAAAAACATAGCCATTGTCAATAATATTATTTGTCTTGCGGTACTCAAGTAAACCTAACAGCAGTTCCTTAACTTCTTCCGAAAAATAAAGAGTTACAACATAGCCTTCTTTTTCAACTACATCATTGACAACCCTATTGTCAAAATCAATTTGTTCCCACTTAGTATTCGCAACCGCATTAACTCTAGCCATTGTAGACAATGAAAATAGAGCATAACACTGATATTGTAAAGCCCTATGTTTCTTATGATGCGTGTCAGCGTTTTCTACTAAGTTTTGTAAGGTAATTCTTAATTCCTGTACCTGTTCAACAGTTAAAAACGTCTGAGTAATAACATCTGTATCTTTCTTAGGTCTATCCATAAATTCCATTGGGTTTTCTGTAATTAACTTCTTCTTACGCAGAAATTTATAAAAAGCTGAAATTGAAGCCATACGCCTTTTCATACGTCTTGAATTATTACCCTCAGTTTTACAAAAATATAAAAATTCAGTTATATCATCTTCCGTTAAGTCAATAATACTTTGATTGCCCTGATTTTTATATATGTATATCCACCAAGACTCTAAATCATTTTGATAGCCTGCGATAGTCTTTTCGGAGAGTTCTCTAAGTGACATATCAATTTTATATTTATTCCATAGTTTCATTGTCTCTAAATTGATTTTTGAAAGTATTTCGTCATCATGTACTTGAATACGCTTGCTTTTCTTAGCCATTTAACCTCTCCTTTCTTCTAGTATTAAACTTTCTTTTAAATGCTGCTTTTAGCACTTATTCTTCATTTGGGGTTTCTTTAAAGTGTTGCCCTCACACTTAATCTTCTTTATTTTGCCCATAAGGGCTTGAATTTTGTTTTTGGAGTAATACAAAATCCACAAAACCATAACTCAAAATACCCCTCACTGGGACACATTATTAAGAGGTGCGTGAGGTTGAATTACTTTGTAATTAAAACTAAGGATAGTCAACAAAACTTTGTCAACTATCCGTGCAAAAATCTCGTCAGATTTTTTTCATTTAAAAGACTCAACGTGGTACGCATTTTTAAGAGGCGTGTTGAGTTCTGTTTTGGCTGTCAGAGTGAGACTCGAACTCACAACCTCCGCATTAACAGTGCGTTGCTCTACCGATTGAGCTATCCGACAATATGCAGGATAACGCTTGCTATCCTGCAAAATATAATAAAAGGAGTTGTATTTAACTACAAATTATTCGTTAATTGTAAAACCAAAATAAAGCTTTGGAACATAATCTTCTTCAATAAAATCCTTGCCGACAAAATCTCGCTGAACGAAAACAATACTCTCATCACCAACAATTATTGGCTTATCGTCACGTCTTGCTCTTTCACAGAACAACTCGTTTTCAAAAGTTGAAACAACAAATTCGCCACCATATCCGTTCCACTCAGGCGGCTCAAGAGAAATAGAATTAATTTTAGTCTTATCGTCAAATGATAAAAATTTCTTGATAATCTTACAAGCCAACTTGTAATCACATAAAACACTAAAGCCCTCATTTTCCAGATAAACATCAATAATATCCTGCATAAAAGTATCAAAATCGTTATAACTCTTTTTAATCATCATAGTATTCACCTACTTTACTTTTATATCATAGTTGGCAATCTTGCCAAATTCATTATCAAATATAAACAGGCTTGCACCCGTGTCAGAAGTCTTGCCTAAAGACATAGCATAGTCATCAGTGCCTACCATGGAACGTATTGTAAGCACCTCTGAATGTTTTGCATTTTCCTTTGAGGTTTGGTGATGCACATGACCTGCCAAAACGTAATCAATGTTTGTATTGTACGCTCTTGAAAAAGAACTTGTGCAGTTCTGTAAATCCTTTACCTCACCATGACAACCAAGCACGTTATAACCCTCAACATCGCTGAAACAAAAGCCTGTTTCATTCTCAATTATGTTTACATTTCGATTATATTTAAGTCTTTCCCTTATGAAAGCAATAATCACCCTTGCCATGTTTTCATCAGGAAAACTATTCTTAGGCTGTCCGAGAAGTCTAAGTTGTGAATGATTACTGTCCTTAACCATTTGAAAATTTACTTTCACATATTGCGAAAGATCATTGAGCCAATTAGCAAGAAATTCAGCATACTTTATTGCCGAATCTATGACACCATATCTAAGGTGCATAAGCTGAGAATTTAATCTGAGAAGTCCTGATATACTGTCTCCAAGTTCCCAAACATTAATTTCTGCCAAATCCTCTTTAGCAATGATGTCAGCAACTTTTTCGAGCATACTCCACATTCTGCGTTCAAATATCTCTGGAGAATATTCATTTATTACGTTGCCAAATAAATCTTTTATGCAAAACTCTATACCAAAGTGACAATCAGTAAATGCCAATATCGCAGATTTGCTATTACTTTCTCCAGATAAATAATCAGGAACTATAATAGGGTCTATATCAGAAATTGCATTGACTATTTTTTCAGTTATCAATTCATCTCGTGCATTTTCCCTAAGCCACCTATTATTCTCCAACTTCTCTGTTTGAAGTTTGTATCGCTCTTTCTTTAATTCACGAATTTGGTCTTGAATTTCATTAAGGGTGTTTTCTGTATCTGCAAAAGTTTTCTGATTTGCATTGAACATTTTCTCAAAGCATTGGAATTTCTTACGATAAGTTGACTCACCAAAATCAGCGTTAAGTAAATTATTTAAAATATCCCTAACGTCATTCCAAGTGCCTATTTTTTCTTTGTCTTTACAAATCCTAAATATAAGCTCGTCATCAGACTCACCTTCAAATCTTTTGTATGTAGAAATTTTAAATTCCTCCCATTATGCAATTTCGTCTGTCTGGTTTACAGACAGCTTTACTTCCTGACCGTTGAAATCTGACATAAGTTCTGCAAGGGCAATTTCACCCTCAATATCTTCAACGCTAAATGTTATTTTTCCGTTCTCTATGTTTACAATACCCTGTACCGACAGAACGTTCTTTTTTGTTATTTTAGCCATTTGCTTAATCCTCCAATTCGTCAGCCCAAGTTGATACCCAACCTCTATGATTAGTATGCAACTCGCAAATCTGACAATGTTCTTTTCCCAAAAAATGATTTAGATATTTCTCAAATCCACTTGCCTTATGATTGGGTAAATCAATCTGTCCTGTATGCCCTATGCAAATTGTCTTGCAGTTTTCGCCTATTCTTGTTAAAGTCTTTTTAAGATTATCAAAAGTTGCGTTCTGAGACTCGTCAATTATAATAACTGCGTCCTTAAAGTTGACACCTCTAAGGTAAACGTCCGTAAGAGGTTTGATATAACCTTCTTCATACTTCTCAGAAACAAGACTATTGGTACATACAGCCGTAAATGGGTTTATACCAAGTGTTTGTAGTGCATTATAAAGTGGTTCATAGTAAACCTCACTCTTTGAAGTTACATCACCGGGTAGAAATCCCAACCTTCCTTCTGCACAGGGCGAAACAATATAAATAATCTTTGAGAACATTTGGTACTGCACAAGTAAATTTGCTATACCAACGGCAATAGTAGTTTTGCCACTTCCACTTTTGGAATTACAGAAAATAATATCATTGTCCTTGTTCCAAATTGCATTAGCAAATTCTTCTTGTTCTTTATCTAATTGTAGACTATAAAACAGATCACCGTCAATTTTCTCAGGTGGGTTATCATACGAGGTTATTGTATTATTATTTTTCTTGCCCATGATAACACCGCCTAATTAATTTCATCAAACGATGTAACGATCTTATCGACCACCTTGTACTTTACAAGTTCATCACGAGATAAATACCAATCTTTATTTCTATTTTTGTTAAAAGTCTTTTCGTCAATGTCCGTCCTTGCAAGAATATATGACTTCATGCCTTCAAGCTGTTTTTTATAATTTTTCTGAGCTTCCTCAATTTCAGCAGCACTACCCTGAAAAGCAGCGGAGCCTTGATGAACGAGCATTTGACAATGTTCAAACGCATATCTACGCTTGCCAGCAAGAAAAATAAGAAAGCCTGCACTCATAGCAACACCCATTCCAATAGTAACGATAGGAATATGACTACTCTGTATCAGATCACAAAAATAATTTGCCTGTTCTATATCTCCACCATAACTATGAATGAAAATAAATATTGGCTTTGGATTTTCAATTTCTCTTTCTTCCATGTTCATCTGAATAATAACTTTGCTCAGTTCAATAAGGTTATAAAATTCGTCTACCTCGTAATCAATGAAAAATGTTCTGTTTTCTCTTGATTTCCAATAGTTGTACTCTTCAGGCGTAGGGTACTTTCTCTTATCCAAACTATCCACAATGGAAATTGGAAGTTCTTCTGTTACTGTCATAAAAAATAAATTCCTTTTCTAAATAAGTTAGTGGGATATACCCACCCTTACAGACGTGCTGTAAGATATTTTTTAATCGGCTCTGTACTTGGCAAGCAGATTAACAACCGCAGATGTTTCCTCTGCGTATCTCTTACCACGATTAGAGCCATTGTTTTTCAGACGGCACGTTTTGAAAATCTTAACGTTCTTAATGTTCTGACGAAGATAATCCGCCTCGTCCTTTGTGACGAAAATCATGTGTAAAATAACCACCTTTTCAATTTTAATTTTGTACACAATGCCTATTGAATGTTGACTTTGTGCGTGCTATAATATATTATGGATAAGTATATTTATTATCTATATCCATAATAAGAAATAACACCATAAAATAAAAACACCTCGCAAAAGCCCAATAATAAAGGGTTTACGAGGTGTTTGACTATTTTCTATTTAAAATTGACTACTTCACATTATATTTCTGGCTTTAGCCATTGATTTTCTTTGATATTCAAGTTGTTTGATATGTTGACATTTATCACATCTTTGCTTATTATTTGCTTTGCTATCAACCACAAACTCCTTACCGCAATCACAGCAGGTTAAGACCTTGGTTTTGATTTTTTGATAACCTTTGCAATTTTTACAGTACAACTGACTATTTGATCTCTTATAAAATAGCCTTCCACAATTTTCGCAACGTGCGTATTTTTTACCTCTATACAGCATATATTCTTTACCGAGTTCTCTCATGTCGGTAATTTTTAGCACTATTAGAGAACTATCATCAATAAACTTTACTTGAAGATTTGTATTTCCGACAGCCAATGCTGGCTGTAACATTCCTGCTTTAACTAACTTATGTATCATCATTTCTTTTTCATATCTAGTTTTATTCACACTAGATAGAGAAAACAGCATTTTGTGGCTAGTACAAATCCAATTATTATTTCTTGCACAAAGAATATTTCTATATTTAGCAAGGCACAATGCCGTAAAAGCTATTCTCTCAACTGGTGGGCTTTTAAGCCTTGCTATATCTTCAAGTTCCTTTTGTGTTATGCCAATGTACTCAATATTAATTGGTGGATTATTACGTGTTCTGTTAACTTGTCTTTCAACGCTTTTCTCCCAATCAGAAGGTCTGTAATTTATACCTGTTGATTTGATAAAATCAGTTAGTGCAGTAATTATTTTAGATTTTTTATACTTCATTACATATCGGTAATATTTAGCCAACAAAAACAATGATTGTGACGGTTTTACACCTAAATCTTTACTTTCAATTATTTTTTCTGCCTCAGCAATTTCGTTTAAAAATATATCCATTTACACACCAATCTTTCTTACGGCTTTTCTATATTTTGTTCCACCATACTCAATATCTCCAGTTTCATCGGGTACATAATAAGACATCTGCCAATCATTTAATCTTAAAAGATTTTCAATAATAGTGTCACCACAAATATCCCATACAAATTTCTTAGATTTCTCTGTTTTATAGCATATATCAAGCAATATATCACACAACACAAATTCATCTGTGCAAATCTCAGAACATAGCTTACGACAATTTTCTGTCATTATCATCTTGTCATTATCAATTTGTTCTTTATCGAAACGTTGTTTCTTAGACAATACCATGTATTGAGTTATATCCCTTGTATAATTCTCATACATTTTTTTTAATTTTGGATAGTCAGAGTATTTATCATTTTGTCTGCATTGCATAACTTTATAATCAAATCTAGCTGACGATTTAACTTCCGTGTTATAATTTTCAAAAGCCAACTCAACAGCCCTACAAATACGATTCATGGTACAATTATTAGCACTAACAGGCATTTTTTTGTAATACCAATCCAAATACTTTAGCTGATCTTCCGTTTTATCTTTAAGAACCTCTAATTCGGAAATCGTCATGCCAAATAAATTTATACATTGAGCATTATTATTTTCAATATAATTTTTATATTTTGACATTTCCTGCGGATATATGTAACACATAAAATATGGTTTCTTATCAGCAATGATTGTTTTGTTAAATTCCTTTGCGACTCTTTCCTCGTCACTATCATTATCATTGTAGCTTAATGCAAATCTGTTGTACCACGCCTCAGGCATAGGCTTGGATATAATACCTTTTGCCTTGTCTATCGTGTTCTGCTGGATAAGCTGACCGCACATAATACGATAATCTAGTATTTTGTATTCTTTGCTTTCTTTTGGGTATTTTACCTGAACATCGTACATTGCGGTTATCCTATTTGTGACCTTGCCAATTTCCTCACCAAAGCTGTTGTAATTAGCCTGCATTAAATTAGACTCGCAAATGATTTCTTTATTTGCTTTTTTTTGAACGCACATAATTGTTTTAGTAGGTCTTGTATTTCTCAACAATATTGGATTGTCTGTTGTTATAAGACAATCTCCGTCTTTGTCAAAGCCGTTCAACGCTGCTGCCATACTGTCATGACAGTTGACAATATTAACAGTTGCCATGTATTTATACCACTCTGACATCATTTTATTATCTGTGATGTTCATAACCCTAATATTATTATGACAGCTCATTGGCGCTCTGAAACAAACAACCCTATCAGACCCATAATCAGACCAATATTTTGAATACATTTCTCCAGCTTTAAGTAATCCATAATCATCATTCTCAACTTTTACTCCAAATATTTTTTGACACAAGGCAAATGGATCGCCTGAAATAACAGCATAATTGCCATGCACTTTAAGTACACCGATTTTAGCCTGTGTAATTTTTTTCTTAATCATATAGTTAATACGATTTATAACAAATGGGTCATTTGCCATACTTGGCTCTATCATAACCGACTTAGTAACATTATCAATCTCATTTAAGCTAAAATCTTCATCTGAGGTAGCCCCATTTAAAAACAATATAGTTTTGTCAATATCTCCGTGAATTACATCTTTTATTTCATTAACCGTAGGGGCTATCAATTCTTGAATTTCCCCATCTGTTAATTCATAGCTTTGCAGGAATTGATAATTCATATTACGTTCATTTTCAAGTTTCTCAGGACACACTTTTGTTACTCTAAAGCCATATCCGTTATTTTTACAATTTCCCAAATACGAATCAATATTGTCATAACTATCCCACAATTTTAACATCGAAGTTGTAAGTATTAAGTCTACATTTTTTATATTATGTTCATTTCCCCATACATCAATAACAATACAATCACCATTTTCATTGAATGTACCATATTCATAGGCAAATTTATGAAAGTCAAACGTGAACACCATGCCCTTACAAAAGCTATTTCTTATGCAGTACCCACTAGGTATATAGTCCTCAAGAACATCTTTTGCCCATATCTCCGACAATGTAGGTGTTATTAAACCATAACCGTCACTGTCATTTACTTCTATAATTTCAGGATTATCAGGCTCAGTTAATACAGGCTCTCCGTCAAACTCATCTGTTATTTTTATAACCTTTTCTTTGCAAGTTACAATCAAATCATCTACCACAAGAATATCTTTTGGATGTGTCACAGGCACAGAAGCTGAACAAGTTAATGCTTTATAAGCTTCAAACTTAGCAGGCACAAGTTCCTTGTTTAAGTTTCTTCCATTATTCATGCGTCTTGTTAATTCCTCACATAATTTTATATGCTGTGAGTTCTTTGCGGCAGCATAAATAACTGTGTTCTTTTTTATACCATTTGTTGTGCCTATAAGTCTATTATAGTACGTTCCGTTTATTCTAAATCCGTAACTCAGCTTAAAAATATCTTCCTTATTATTCATTATAATCGCAACATAGTCAAGTTTACATTGAATGTTATCTAAGTCCTGATAACATTTCTTAATTTGTACACTCGTATTTCTCGACTTTGGCTGCTTTTTCAAAAGCTTTATTTCTCTCTTAATTTCCTTTATCCTATCTGCGGTAAATTTTCTATCTAATGAATTTATCTCGTCAATCATTTGTAAAATTTGTCCGTCAGCAAGAGAAATAATTTCCCTATTATCTCTAGCTTCTTGTATAGAGATCTTTAAATTTTTATCAGGTGCTTTTAAAATTCTTGAACTGTGCAACTTAAAAATAAACTGCTGATACATTTGTTGTTTAGCCATTTGTTATTCCTCCCATATATTTATTAATTACTGCCTTTTGTAATTGCTTTGAAAAATATTCTTTAATCACAGAAACCAACTGCTGATTGTCCGAATATTTAAGTGTTTCAATTTTTACAAATTTAGTTGCTTTTTGCCAATAGCACTTTCTGCAATGAGTTGAATTATTTTTTATCCTACGATTATACATCTCTGTTACACACACATCAATCGAATTTTCTTTGATGAACATTGTGAAAGGAGCAGTAATATCGCTTGCAAACTTCATCATAATCAAATATGGGGAAGATAATTTGCCTTCAAGTATGTCGATTTTACAATGATGACATACTTGTGCATACCATTCTGGAATAACTTTGCAAACCTCTACCAAACTATGAATATGTCGTCTCTGCTCTTGCTTTTTTAATTCCGCATTGTGTTTTTTTATTGATAAATCAATATATTTTTCCATGGTTTGATTCACAAAAGTAAATTTTCCGTCAAACATTACATTCTCTAAAGGTATTTCGTTAAAATTCCAAAGCAGTAAATTATTATAAGGTAACAAGTTTTTGTTCAAAAGATCTTTGACTTTAGACAAAGTATTGTTCTGATAGTCAAACATTGCATATGCAATATTCTCAATATGTGTCCTGCCAGTTGAATATTTTTCCTTACCGCCAATCCAAATGTCATTAATTTTCGCAGCTTGATACAACTCATGGCGTTCTATTTGCTCACTTGCTATTGGCGTACACTGAAATTCTATAACGTACTGTTGTCCTCCAAACTCAAACATGATGTCAGGTCTTTGTTTTGTTTCTTCTATATAACCCTCCATAACAGCCTTGACAACACCGTTTTGTTTCTTAATCCAATTAAATAATGCTATTTTACCTTGAATATGTTCTTCTGTTTCGGGTTCAGAGTAAATTGTCTCACATTTAGTTTTGTCTTTGTGTCTAAAATAAGGGCTTACCAATTTGCCATGACAATATTCATACTTCCCATGACAAACAGGACATTGCAAAATTCCTTTGTCCGCCCATTTTTTCAAAGTATCTCTATCATACTTATTGTCATAACAATTTATAGGTTGATTATTAATTTCTGCCGTAAGCATTTATATCTCCTATCTTTATATCTATCATAATCTACGTTCTATCGTCAGGAACATACATTAATTGTGCTAAATTTTAAAGAGTAATACTTCACAAGTAAAATTATACTCAAAACAATATAGCTGTAAAATTAACACAATTAATGTACAATTTTAACTAATCTTTGTTTCTCGCAGCTAAAAGCTTTTGTTTATGTTCTTCTGAGATAACTCTTTTAGTCGGGTGAGCGTTTCTAATACTAATGGCTTTGGCAGGAGCAATAAATGTAGCTCCGATAAAAGTACCGTCAGTGTGTCTTGTTTTATCAATCTGCTTCCAACCTTGCTTTTTACATTTGTTGGCATACTTCTCAATACAAGTATACAAATTAGCGACCCATTCGCCATTCTCGCATGAAATGTTAATTGTAACCTCACGTTCCTCTGCGGTTACTTTACTTGTTACCGTATATGTTTTCATAGATTTAACTCCTTCCCAATTCCTTTATAATTTCGTTGCTAACTAACACAAATTTAGTAAACTGTTTTCTATCAGACAATATTACATCTTTCTTAGTCTTAACCTTCTTCCTAGTCATTTGATTATGCCAACCTCTCGTGGTGTTTATCTTCTTGTAAACTATAGACAGCGTGTGTGCATGGTGAGCCGATCTATCATTCATAACCTCTGCCAGTGTGTAAGCAATAAAATCAAAGCTGTCCTCTAAAGTAAACTGTGTAGCATTATAAGTACAACCATCGTCAGATGTAAACCTATCCCCATTACCTACACAAATCATAAGCTGATTACAAGCCTGAGTAAACCAAGCCTGATATACATGATTATCCGCAATAGCATTTATAATACTTGGCTGTATTGTAGTACAATCACAATTGTACTTATCTGTAAACTCACTAAGAGCCGTAACAGTACAAAAGCCAAACATTGAAGTCATTTGAGTATAAACTCTATGTAGCATATCTGCAAACTCAACAACCTCACCTGTAGTTCGTAAAGCATTATCCTGTAACTTCACTATAAGCGGAGTACTAATTTGTTTCTTCCATATATTTAGAGCTTTTGCATTTGGTATTTTTTAGCCGATAATGCAAGTAACATATTCTGAAGCTGAGTAACCGTAGCTTGTAATAGTTTTAATTCATTGTCCTTTTCCGAGCCTTTCATAATATAACTGCCTGTTCTATGTATGGTTGGAAGTACCTCGTCAAATATCCAACTCTCAAAGCGTTCTGCGGAAGGGAGTTTACTATGTGCTATAAGACGATAAACATCACCCTCTGAGATGAATTTTGTTTTCTGCACACCTCCAGCCGAAGGGGTCGGTAAAACGCAGACCCCCTTACAATGAGATGTTATTGCGTCCGCTGGTCTTGCATACCCCAACGCCTTTGCCACGTCAGAGCCGCAAAAGTAAATCTTGTTATCAATATCTACCGTTCTTACCTTGCCAAAATCTTTGCTCTCGAATACTGTTACCATAGTTTTGTTGTTTTCTGTCATTTTAATCTACCTTTCCATTTTAGTTGCTGTCATATAATTTATCGTGTATCATTTTCTTTTGCCAAAGTTCTAGCTCCTGAACGCTGTTAAATCTAGGAATATTATCCTTATTTATATGTATGTGAAAATCTCTCAGCACTCTAAGACACAATCTAACTTGCTGTTCTGTAGGCGGTTGCTTACGAATTGTCTCATTATTGTTTATTCTTTTAGCTTCTGCGAGTACGCCATTGGCATACTCACTCTCTGTAAGTTTTGTTAATCTAGGCATTATTAATTACCTCCATTCCTGATTTTATTTGTATGTATCGGTCAACAATTTCCTCGAAAATATCTCTAAGAGCTGTATCGCTATCAATAACATCTATCATTGCTACGTTTTTACAATCTATTTGTGATAACAAATAATTTTCTTTGTAGGAGTCAAGGTCAATATTGTAGTCCGACCTCATCATGCTGTAAATATCACCATAGATAGATTTTCTATCATCATCATTTGTATAACCTAAGATCTTTGCAAGCGAAACAATTTTCTGAGACATCTTATTTTTCCAAGAAGAATAATGTACAGGTGGAACAATAAGCATTATTTTCTGCCACATACGAGAAAGCTTGTCTTGCATTGTGGTGTTCTGTGCAGAAATGATTTGCAACTGACGTGTAAGCTGTTCATTAACTTTATTAAGCTGACCTACTTCATTGACAGCATTGACAATTACAGAATATTCTTCTCTTGATAATGTTACAGTATTCAAACTATTGGAGATAAGTCTGTCCATAATCTCCCAACACCAATCCATGAACTTATCTGCTAATGGTTGCCTAGACCAACGGCAAATCTCCATAATGCCTTTGCGGTTATAAAACATTCTGTCCTGAATTGCACCATTAGAGTCGATAGCCCCAGAATGCACCCCTCGACTAAAGTCACTTTTAATTAAACAACTATAATTATCAAGTCTATCTCTATGTTTCATGTGAATCTTTTTAATTGCTTCACTTGGATTTTTATAACCCAATGCCCTACCAATCTGTTCTCTTGTGACAAGATACTCATTGTTGGCGTTACCCCAAAAGTCACAAGTTGCGATTTCATTAAATACGTCTGTTTCTACAAGTTTCAAATTGTTCATTTTGTTGTCTCCTTTATTTTATCTTACATATAATCTTCTTTGTATGTATCGTCAGTTTCAGCCAGCATAGTCCAATACTCACTGCGAAACCTTAAATATTCTTCATTGTCGTCTAAAGGCTTGTCCTGACCCTCGTATGTATAATCTTCAGGGAATAGTTGTTGTAAAGAAGTTGTTTTGCGATTTCTATTCATTGTTTTCACCGTCCTCTGTGTTAAAATGAGACTCATTAGAATCAATCTTAGAATTAGTTTTTGAGAATATCGTCTGATATTTCTTAGTCGCAATAATATCGTTTTTATCAGCCAAACTGTTACTGATTAAATACTCATTAATAATATCTTCTATCATATTGCGATATTGCGGAACACACTGATATGGGTCAAGAGGATAACATTTATCCAAGCAATTTTCATACAAGTAGTCTTGTTCTATTTGGTATGTATCAAGTCCGTATCTATTGGCAAGCTCTTTGAGAATTTCTCTGTACAATGCACCCCTAGTAATACCGAGACTATCTTCTATTAATTTATATTTGGGGTGCATACGACCAAACCATGGACTATATGTTTTCTTGGGCAATTTGTTTTTCTCTAATTCTTCTTTGAGATTTGTTACCTCTGCTTTTAATTCTTCAAAAGCCTGTGTATTATATGTGCCAGTTTTACGAAGTGAAGGAAGAACCTCAGAAGTTACCCAGTGTTTGAAACTCTTTGCGGTTGACAATTTACTTCCAAATACAAGAGAATATAGACCGCTTTCATTTATAATTGTCATTCCATAGTGGCTAATATTTTTAAGGTCACCATTTTGGTACGCTTTAAGTTCATCATAGTTTAAGAACCTTTTATCTTCAATATCTACATGATCTTTTATAGCGTTAGCTAAAGCCTTACTTTTAACTTTTCCATTTCCATAACCCAATATCATTGCCACGTCCTTGCCTACAAACCAAACTTCTCCGTTAATTTCAACCGTTCTAAGTTCTCCAAAGTCCTCGTTTTCAGAAACTATAATCTTGTTATCTATCACATCTATCAATCCTTTCTAATTTTCTTGTTCTTATGTGTCATTGGTAGAAATTCATCTACCTTATAGGCGTACTTTAGTCTGTCAATAGCTTCTTGAATATGTTGTTGTGCGTTCAGATCTGAACTAAGCACATAAACGTTAGGAGCATTATAGACCCTACCATTCTTTTTATAAGAGCCTGTAATGTGTTTGACTATTAGTCCATTGTCACATAATGCCTTTAAATAGTTGTCTAGCTGTCTGACCGACATATGTAATTCTTCTGCCATTATCGTTTCTTTCTTGTAACAACCACAAACACTCTCTGTTATAGCTTCTGTGTTCTGAAAGTTCCATGACTTTATGTATAGGTAAACACGAAGAAGTATTGACTTAGACAGCCTATTTGAAATAGACATTAGTTTGTCCCATTCTGTGTCGTACAATATTACGAAATTATCTGGAGGATCAAACACTGCTTTGTTGACCTTAAATCTTAAATGAGCATTTGCATTGACATTATTTGATGATTTAAAGTCACATTGGTTATCCCAAGTCAAATCTGACCTAGCAATAAAAATATTGAAAAGTGCTTTTATCCTATGAGTATTTTCTCTGTTACCTTTACTATAAATGGAACAATGACACAATTCCAAAATTTCATTTATAGATGTACCTACCGTCCTTGTTCTAGTTTTATATAGGTAACTAAGACAGCGATACAATAAAATTTCAAAGTTGTCTGCTGAGTCAGCGTATATATATTTCTTGGGTATTTTTACAAAATAATTGTCAGTTATGATTTGTCACCACCTTTTATTGTTAGTCCACCATTTTTGCAATCTGTATACCAAAAGTGTAGGTCAAAATGCAAAAAAGTGTGCAATCTGTATACCAAAAGTGTAGGTCAAAGTGTAGAGTAGAATAATACTAGATATCTTTAATAATAAGAGAATCCTTACTGTGGCGTAAACGCCCCAGAAAAATTTATTGTTTACTACAATTAACTGACATTAAATATCACTTCCTATAACTTACAATTTTATAAACAATATTTACTTCTTGAATTTGATTTTAAAATATGATATCATTTCAAGTGTACTCGTTTAATGGTGAAAGGGTATACTAATAGAGCTGAGAGATAAATTGAAGTGAAATCATATTTTAAAAATTGCAATTTGAAATTGCAAGCAAATCAAGTAAGCAACTCTCAAACGTACTCGTTTAATAGTACATTTACAATTATAATGTACAATTAAATGGTTGTCAATATACTTATGCAAATTTATATGTAAACTTTTAGTGTATTGGTTATATTTATAATTATAATTTTGATTGTAATTATAAATTGTGAGTTTATGTGAGATTGTACAATTAATAGGAATTATGATACTGTGTTATTATGACAATGAAGTTTTGTAATGATGAGATATTGATTTCTTGTGCTGCGCACAGCTAGTCAGTTATATTCTCGCTACGCTCGTATATAACTTCCCTGCTTGATTATCGTTCCCTACGGTCACGCTAATCTTCACAGATATTTTTTTCAGTTAAAAGATTAATGTTTGTATGGATCGTCTGGCAACTGTTTAAATATTTTGTTTTCGTCTGAACATTTTGTTTCTGAGCGTTCGGTAAAATTACGATAGCTTATTCGTTGTTTTTGCTTGTAAATCAAGGTGTAAAAACGTTTTTTTCGTTTTTACGATAGGTTATTTTATAAGTTTTATAAATGATATTTTGATAGTTTTTTATTGTTTTAAGATGTTTCGGTGATAGTGTGTTATTTTTGAAGTGCAGTTTAACGAGTTGACAGTGAATTAAAATTGAATTTTAAATGAGTGATTGTCTAAGTGTAAAACTAGATTTATAGCCATTTTAGGATAAAAAAATAAGACCTATTATAGTCTTTAATGGAGTGTATTTTTTTAGGAGTAATGGGTTCTTTTTTATGGTATAGAAATTATGTTTGTAAGTTAATTTTGGTGTGTTTTGACGTATTTGGGTATATTTTAAGGTTTGGAAAAGTTCAAAAAATAGCGTAGATACGAAGTTTGCTCGAACGTGTTATCGAATAAAAATTTGGGGTTTTGATGGGATGGTAGGAGAGTGTGCAGGAATTTAAAAAAATGCTATTTTGATTTTAGATTTGGTTTTGGGGTGTGTGGATAGAGTGGAACTACTAAGGGGATAATCTGCTTTCCATATGTTCCCATAAATGTAAAGTTACCCCCTCCAAAGATATTTAATTAAGTATATTAACATATCCATAAAACCGCTTATTTGCGTGGTTTATATGCTTTTTTGCCAAAAACACATATATAAATAATTGTATCATAATTCATACAATGTTAATATAATTTCTGCCGACTTCATGCAGGCTCAACCGACCTTATAATACTTGCTTTTTATCAATTATTGATTAAGTTAATAATTGACCTTTTTGTTTTTTCTGTAGTTGCTTATTGCTAATATTTGATTTTTATCAAATATATTTATCGGTGGTTGCTATTCGATATATCGAACGCCCTTAATCATCATCTTTAAAATTTGAACATTTTATATTAATATTTTAACCTATCAATTCCCTATCAATTCCCTACTTCACCCCTTATTCACCGCTAAAGTGGTAAACACTCACTAAAATACACCTAAAATTTAATACTCAATCCCTATTTTAAACTAGCAATTTACACAAAATCAGCCTTTAAAATTATACAAATTGACTAATTGTCATTAATTAGCATTAGTCAAGATCCCTTGCAAGCTCAAAATATATGGCACGCATAAATCATTAACCACAATATACAGTATACACATACACATAATACACTACAATACTACTATATATTGTATGCTCTAAAATCCATTCTAACGGCTATCAAGTATAACTATACCACCCATATATACAACAGTGTATAACGCTTGCTAGTAGCCTTATAGCTTAAAACATAAGTATACTATATATCGTGTATCGCAAGTAACAAATACTGTATTAACCGCTATATATTGTGGTTTAGTTAGTCATCGAAATCAATATTGTGATCTATACAGTATTTACAACATTTTACAATAAACTTAGCTTTACTTATATTGGTATCTTTACAGTAATTGTCAATTAGTGCGTAATCTTCAGGCTTAATATTAGCTGACAATTTTTGATAATTTTTAGCAGTATATGCAGCATTATATGCTATTTTCTTTTTGTTTATATTATCCAAAATACTAATCTCCATTCATTGTATTTTTGTAACACTATACAAATATGTATGTTTTACAATATTTTAAATCAATACTATATGTTGTGGTTTTGTATATTAATTAATAGTTATATATACTATATATTGTGGGCGAAAGTGTATAAATACATGGTTCCATGTTTGTGCATTATGTCAATTGTATTACATGGCACCATGTGTTATAATATAGATGCAGTAAGGGAAAGGAATAAACCAAAAACCAGTAAGCAAAACCCTTTACCGGTCACAAATAAGTTTATTGCTGACACTAAAAAGCGGAAATCTAAAATGAAATGGAGTTGATCCCCGCACAACAAAAAATCTAGTTGATCTTTGCAAGATCATGTGACGGCTAGTAAATCAAATTGATTATAGTTGATTGAATAATCAATAAACTGAATTAAATTAAACATATGCGGTCAACCGCTGAAAAGTGTTATAACGCAATTCAGATTATAATCAATAACAATTTTTTGCAACTTGAAAATTAAATATTTTCTATCCGAACCGGCTAAAACCGATTGAACAACGTCAAATGTACGATAGAAAAATCTTAAAAGCGATAGGCTCAAAATGTTTTTAACCCAATTTTTCGATTTTTTGGGATATCAAAAAAGGGATCTTGCTAACAGTTTACCTAAACTTTAGCGGTTATTTTGACCGCTATACGATTGAATCCAGTGCAATGATCTGAATTTAATCAACCATATTTTTTAGGATAACACAAAAAAATCAAAAAGTCAAGTAAAACAAAAGAAAAGAGACAACAGACAAAACAAAAAAACAAAAACAAGCCAAAAAAATGGAGGTAAATTTTATGTACACAACATCAAGAAAAATCACAAACACGGATGCAAAAAATATAATCAGCGGTCAAGATATTATCCTTGTAGATGATAGCAGCATTGATGCCTATACCGATAGTACTAATTATTATAATGCTGGTGCTTACGGCTGGAACTATTCAATAGGCTATAGCACACGCCTTGACAAATACGTTATTTGCGGCTATAGAATTCCGCAAAGTGTTTTAAACGCTGCCAAAAGTGTTATAAAAATGGCACAAAAAGAAGCGTATTTGCACGTTTAAAGGGGCGTTTATACGCCCTATATATCCCATAAAGGCGCATGAGCCTAAAGGGATACCATACATAACATAACATTAAATCAAAAGGAGTGTATCAAAATGAGTACAAGCATTAAGCACTATATCACCGATGAGGACATCATCAATATCAATGATCTTGTATCTGAGCTTGCGGTGATCTTGCGGAAATTTGAGATCGACTTAAACCCATACCAAACGGACGTATATTTTTACTATGATGCAGATGCAAAAATAGGACGCCTTGAAACGTTTGTAAATGTGGGCGGTCATTCATGGATAAATGACGATCACGTTACTATCTACAGTGATTCACCGAATTATGATGACGTTTACGATTATTTCAATGACATTTCAGAATTTGCGGATGCTCTTGAAATTTCCGAAAACGATCTTATAAAGGCGGTTAGAAAATTCAAAGATTTTGGGATCAATTTCCCCGTTGATCGTCGTAATATAATTGGCTATATCAAGAGTGACGATAAACTTGCGAACAAGGTGACGGCATATTATATTGATTACTATGTTGATAAATATGAGGCGGAATTTCTAAGCAAGGCTCAAGAAATATTAAGCAGAATTGAGATTGAACCATTTTAAAGGGGTTTAACCCCTTATATCCACGAAACCGCATGAGGTGGAGCGGATACCATAACCATTATTTACACGTTATACAACATACAACTTTAAGACTTTGAGAACTTTAAGACTTTGAGGAGGAATTATTATGGTAAACACACAGACAAGAACACATAGACAGGCTTTAAATATTCACGTTTTTATCGTGGATAATCTTGCAAAATGGCTTGAACAAAATAAAGCGGAATGTATCGAATGTGTGGAGGGTTGCTTGATTGATAATGCTCTTTACGCCTGCAAGCGTGGCTATGCTGCTATTTATGAGAGATTTGTAAATACATGGTCATCAGCCTATGAAATACATTTCCAGCCTTATTCAAATAATGACGGCATGGACGTATACAACGCATTTTATAAACGCTTTGAGGACGAATTAAGAGATCTTGATAACTAGCATTAACCGCCCATAAAGGGCGGTATATGTGGGTATTTTCCGCATGAGGAAAATAAACACACCATACAACATAGTAAAAAAACGATACATATTTGAGGAGGAATTAACCATGGAGAACATGACAAACACTATTGGCATCAGTGTAAAGGACATTAAGAAGGTTTTTACGCCAAAGCAAATTGCAATTATCAAGGATAATTTAAGGGCTTATTTCGTCAATATGGGCTATATCCACATTGAAAAGGCTGACTACGGTAAAGGCTGGTATATTTTCAAGTCTGCTGAGGACGCTAAAAACGGCTCTTATGTGCAGTTTTGCGAAAACATAGACTATTTAAACGGCTGGTTATACGGAGTTGTGCAAGCGGTTAACGGCATTATAAAGGCTAATGGAAATAAAGATAATAATATGATTCAGTATAAACCTATTTTCATGGAGTTCTAGCACACGAGAGGAGGATATTTTTTATGGAGAACATGACAAACACAAAAGCCCTTGCAATTAATGATATAGAGTTATTGACATTTGATGAGGCTGCTGAAATAGCTCTTGACTATATCAACATAAAGGATCATGATATACTTTTTGTTGATTTTGGCGGTTATTTTGGTTACTCCGCACTTGTTTTCAAGAACGAAAAGCAAATTTACTATGCTAATGAATATGAGCTACACCATAAATATTTAGTTAAGGAGCAAGGAAAATCAGCTTTAAAGGATCACTATTGCAAGGAGTTAAACAAAAAGCTCTTTACTGAAGTCGAGTTAATGAGTGTTGTAAAGTCATATGATGATTATACCACAAAATCATACTATTTGCATAACTACTGGATAATACAGTTTGATTATTTATCTTGCTTTGGAATTGGTGAACAGTGGAAAAAGGAATTTGAGGAAAAGAACAAAATATATAAATACTTTTGCCCGGCTTGCTTCTGCTATGTAAAGAACAATGAAATTGTAAAGCGTGCAAATAAAATCTTTGAGCATTTACAAACCGAATTTAACAAGATCAAGTCAAATGATGAAGTATTTAGAGAAATGATAAGCTATGAATTAGCCAATCATGAGGCTTGTATTACTTGTGATTATGAGCCTGCGTTAGCGGCTTTAAATATGAGTATCAAGGATTTAACGGAAAATCAAATAAAGATCATGCAAGAGGAATTACACAAGCAGATAGAATATTATAACGCTTAAAACCTATATAATCTTATGATCTGAGGGCGGCTTATATAACCGCCCTATATACTCAAGATGACCGCATGAAGTCGTTGAGAGTGCCATATAACACGCTTGAAAGCGAATAAAACATTTATTTTAAAATATGGAGGTCAAATTTTATGGAAATTACAAAAATCAACGGAGAAGAAATAAAAATCGGTAAGACGTCAATTACAGTAAAGGGTGATAATAGCAAAACGATCGGAGTTATAAGGAACTGCACCATTATAAACAACTCATTAGCACCTAGAATATTGTTTGAAATCTCACGCAAACTCAAAGAGAAAAATATTAATTTGATGAGCTTGTACAATAGGCTTGTAGTCGTTGATGAGAACTATTATTTTCTCTATAATCTCAGAAAAAATGATTTTGTGGAAAAGTATGCAATTAAAAATCCTGAGATATTTCAAGCCGATATTAACAAGGTTAAAGAACAAGACGAACTAGCCGACTTGTGCATTAAGTCTGGAATAATTCAGATCGTAAAATGTAGATACTAATAACAATACGGAGGTAAAAAATCATGAATACAATAACGCACAAACTCAACGGAGTAACATGCATAAGAATGAGTGATAATGTTATAAGGGACTTGCGGAGTTATTCACCGCAAGGATGCCCTTTTATAGGTTATACTTTGTATGACCTTTTACAAGATCTCATAGGTATGTATAGCTGGAAGATTGATAGAGGATATACAATACTTATCACGGAGTTTATTAAGCAGCTACAAAACGAAAAGTATACCAAAGCTATTGTATATGGCGATGATATAATCAGACTAATCGAGAGATAATCAAGGAGGAATTAACCATGACAAAAGAGGAAATGATCGGAATTATAATAAAGATGTACAACGAGACAGCGGAAGCACTTGAGCAGGCAGACAGGGAATATAATAACGATAAAAAGAACACTAAAAAGCGTGAAGTTTATCGTTATGTAGTTGCACAAGAGGCGGTGTTAAATGATTTGTGCTATGAGCTGAAAATTGATGACCTTATAGATGATGGTCTTGACGATGAGGAGGTGTGAGACTATGGGAGCAGATAAAATATTACAATTATTAGGCGATTACAGAGCCTTGAACAAACTAAAGTTAATTGTTGAGGTTACAAGTATTAATTATAACAACACAAATCGCATAAAAATCAAAACAATATCTGTTTTCGATATAAGGAAGCAGAAATACTGGACTAAAGAACAAATTGCAAAAAGAGGAATAGAAAATTTTTTATCTTTATTGGACATGAAGGAGACTTTAAATTGGAATTTGAACGGAGATAGTTCGTTGTATTATTTTAAACGAATTAAAAGATCCGGTATCACATTTAAAGGCAAAGCGTTCATATTTGATTAAAGGGGGACTTTATTATGGATAAATACGGAAATACACGTAAGGTGGCATTTACTATTAATGATACTGAGTATTTACGGAAAATTTGGAAAGCGGATAATTCAAATGTTACTGATGATGAGATTAATAGCATTTTTGATCTATTAACAGAAACCAAATGCACTTTTATTCTTTGCGGACGTGATACAACTGAGGACAGATATGAGCTATTTAATGCAAATGGTGAGAAGATGAACATAAATGATCTCAATTCATATCAAAAGGGTTGCATAATCAGCGAGTGTCATGCTTATTTTGAAGGCAGAAATGATAAACCTTTTGGAGTTGTTGATATTAAAGAGGAGGTAATTTAATTATGACAGTATATGATATCATGCAGCTATTTATTGATCCTGATAGTCAGCACATTCAGATATGGTCGGATGATGAGGGAAAAATCGTTTATGACGGAGATTACGGAGACATACCAGAGGGCTTGGACTATGCGGAAGTATCGAGTATTGATAACATTTACGCTGATAACAAGGGCGTTATTTGTTTGAACATTTGGAGTATGGATTGAGGTGAATAATGATGAAAACTAAAACTATCATGTCAACAGGTACTAAAGAAGATCTAGCAAAGATGATTAATGAATATTACTATTCAAAGAATTATATCATCACTGAGGACAATAGAATTTATAACACCAAAACGGAGAAATTTATGGACGATTTAAGCGTAAAATTCTATCGTGGTAGGTGGAAAGTTATAAGAAATGTTGCAGAATGAAGAGGTATAATGTTATGGCAAATACAATTAGCACAAAAGAATTTAGAAATCGTGTTGTAACAAAATTAAAGAACGTTAATAAGAATATAAAAGCTGAGGATTTGTATTTCAATCAAACGCAAAGATATTATTGTATAGCTTATAAACCGAATTATCCCGAACAAACTCTTGGTGATTTTTGTGTCGAGCAAGATATTTTAACGGGAGAAATACGTGTCTATACTGATAATATACCATATATACCTATTATAAGAAGGTTTAAGGATATTAACGATTTTATTGAAAATTTGTAGTGGATATGTATCAAAATAAAACCATACTTTTAAGGAGGAATTTTAAATGACAGGAAAGCAGAATAACATGGTAATACAGCACCCTGATAAGCGTCTTATGGAACGTATCAGATCATTGGAACGGAATGAGCGTGTTAGATTACATATCGCACAAATGAAGTGTAGCGGCTACACTGATAACGAGTGCAAAACATGGTTAATAAAAATAGCGATACTGTCCGATTTTATGGACGTTTTCGACAAAATTCTAGTTGACTAATGAGGAATTTTGTAGTATAATTAATTAAACAAAGGAGAAATTTGTATGAAATATGGAATGTTTGAATCAAGAGTAGAGTTGAGGAAGCTCCCTGAGAGATTGTTTGATATAGTTTGCGAGGACACAGAAATAGGAAACCCAATTAAGATCTATGATAGCGAAGCGGAAGCTTTGGCAGAACTAAAAAAATATCATTCAGATATTATAAATATAACTAATTTTACAGTGTTTTCAACAAGGCGTTTTTTTAGATGTGAAGTCTATTTCGTTGCTGAATGTAAAAAGATAGACGAGGACGAGGGCGAGACTATCGAAAACCTAATTGACGGAGACGGCATTGAAACCGCACCGCTGGAGCGTGAGATTAGCTTATCTCTTGCTGAGTTCAAAGTTGACGGAAAAACTATCAAAGGCAGTAAGCTTGAGGGCAGTTATGAACCAATCTATATAGCTACAACACTCGATGACTTACAGTGTTATTTTAAAGAAGCATATCCCGATGAGGATATTGTATACAATATCAGAAATAATGAAGAAATTTACAACGAGCATGAACTAAACGAGGAGGAATAAACAATGCTACTAGCAACAATTATTTTGCTTATCATCTATTTGTGTGTGAATCACAATGAAAATAAGCGGAGAGAAATTAACAGAAAATACAATCCTATAGGGGCTTTTGATAAAGCTCAAAAGATTTATGATGACGCCTTTTACAAGGCTATTGATGAGGGTAGAAGTCTTACGCTTGAGGAACGAAAAGAACTGGATAAGCAATGGCATGAAACCTATAGCCAAGAGTTGGCTTATCGAGAGAAAATGTGGGCTAAGATACCTGACAATAAGAAGTAATATAATATAATAGGAGATAAAACATGAAAGTTACAGTTGAAAACGAGACAATCAAGGTAAACAGTCCGTATAACAAGAGCTTTGTCGCAGGGGCAAAGCAGATACAGGGCAAGTGGAACGCCCCTTGCTGGGTCTTCCCAGAGGAGAACAAGGAAGCTGTCAAGGCGTTACTCATCGAATGCTATGGTGAATGCGGAGAACTTGGTGCGGTTAGCACTGTCACAGTAGATCTTGACCTCGACACTTATACTGAGGGTTACGAGGACGGAGAAATCAGAGTTGGCTCAATCGTTGTTCTGAAAAGACTTTATCGTGACAGAGAGGTTATTTTCTCCGACAATGCAATGCTTATAAACGGTGGCTTTGCCACTTCGGGTGGCTCTGTCAAAAGTCCTAGAATAGCGGCTGATAAGAACACAATCGTTCGTGTAAAAGGTGTTCCTGAAACGATTTATAGCAAAATCAAAGACCACGAGGGCGTTAAACTCGTATCTGATATAGACGTGGAAAGCTTAAAAGTGGAGCGTGAAAAGCTTCTTAAAAGACTTGCAGAAATAGACAGTTTACTTGCAATATGAAAGCGATTGTGTGTATAAAACTAATATAATAAATATAAATACTCCTATTAATCACATTGATTGATAGGAGTATTTCTTTATGCAGGAATAAATATAGGAGGAATAAATATGAAAAATGAAAATACGAATACATTACTTTTTGTGAAAATGCTAGACAACGATCGTAAAGAAGAGCTACGGAAGATAGAGGAAGAACAAGATTATAATATGCGGAAGGCATATTTAAAAGCAAAACGCCGTCAAAGGCTCAGAGAAGAACGCCAGAGAAAAGTTAGAATGATAGTGAAGAACGTTGTCTATGGTGGTTTTGGCTTGCTCTTTACAAGCGTTATGTTGATAGCAGGAATAATATTTACATTGTGTATATGATGGGAGTGAATGAAAATGAATATTAGTACGGCTCAAACTTGCAAAATTTTCGATTTATCTGATAGACTTCCGACAGGAATACAGATAACAAAACAGCCAAAGCGAAAAAAAGGTCATAGAAATGCTATTACAAAACATACGGCAAGCAGGCAGAAGTCTGCAAGCTGGTTCAGACCTGATGATCTAAATGTGATTTTGGAAGATTTGTTTCAGAGTAAAAAATATTTTAAGGCGAATATTATAATCTTTGCCTGCAACTCAGGCTATCGTTACGGAGATATAATGACCTTGAGGGTCAAAGATTTAACCGATAACAACGGCAAAATTGTAGATTACTTAACGCTACAAGAGAACAAGACGGACAAATGGAGAACGGCATGGCTTTGTGATACTGCAAAGAAAATGCTGAATTTTATAATCAAGTATTATAAACTTGACCCAGAAGATTATATTTTTCAAAGCGGAGAACGTAAAAGAAAATATATCGAGGATATTTTCTTAAATGAGGACGGAGAAGAAGAAATTATATACACTAATGAGAAGTACGATTGGAACGGCAGACCACTCAGGATAGCTCCCATGGAGCTTAATTCCGTTACAACATTTCTAAAGAATATAACCGCCAAACACGGTATAGAAGGTAAATACAGCACTCACAGCTTTAGGCAGACACATTCCGTGTATATTAGTTGTATTCAAAAAGGCAGCGAAGATGTTATTAGAGATTTGCGTATTGCCTGTCAGAGCCTAGGACATTCTGATCTGAGGATAACTGAGCAACATTATAGCGGTTGCGATAGCAGACTCGTAAAAGAACAAATGCTAAAAATGGAAGTGGGCAAGGAAGTTGTGGATAAGTATGTAAAATAAAAAGGGACTTTTAAAAGTCCCTTTAGTACTTCTTGTGGCGTTCTTTACTTCTTTGTACTGCTAGAGCATTTTTAGATTGATTAACTTTGTATTGAGGTCTGTTGCGTGGGAGATAGGCTTTCACAACATTAACGTTCATATTCATTAAGTTGGCAATCTCATTAGCCGACTTCCCTTCTTTGTGGTATTGAGTGATTTTGGCGTGGGTATTATTAACTATAATACCTAAACTAGAAAGACTTTTCATAACTCTTTGCCACGAGATACCGAGTTTAATAGCAACTCCTCTTACGGATTTAATTGAGTTCCAGTATGATAATATTTCTTGGTCTGTTATTGATTTAATTTCGGACATAAGAATACCTCTTTTGTTTAATTGTTAATTTCGTCTAATAGTTTTCTTTTAACATCGGTAATATGCTGACGGAAGAAATTTGGATTAGCATTTTCATAACTTAAAATTCTTTGGAGCTTATATTTCAGAGCAGACAGAAGATTATTGTTTTCAATGACATATTGTTGTTTATCATAGCCCTCATAAATTCTGTCTATGTAGACATCTGTTACAGGAAAAGCATCACTAATAAAGAAAATAGATTTGGTGGTTGTCTTGCCAATGTGATAAAAGCAAGAAGCAATATTTCTTGGATCTTTGTTTATATAGGAATAAATACGATTAATAGCTTTAGTGTCACGATGATTTACTTTGCCTACAGGTATTGCCCAATACAATTTGGAATTTTCGGTGGACTTAATCAAACAAACAATGGGTCTTTCCTTGCAATCATTCCAAGTTCCTCCTACATCTCGAATAAGTTGATAATAGTCGGGTGTAATAAAGTACATACCATGTTCCGTCATATTTTGACACTCCTAATACAAAAAAATATGCTGTCACTTCAGATTAACCAAAATGACAGCATCACTACAATGTTTCTGTGTCGCACATTGCGAAGCGTAAATTGAATACTACAATGTTACTTTGCCGTACATTGTGAAACGTAATTGTATCTACAATGTTTCTGTGTCGCACATTGCGAAGCGTAAATTAGAGATGATAGAGATAATCTTTCATCATTTATAGTATAGCATACTATTGTCAATTTGTCAATGCTTTTCAAAAAGTTTTGAATGGAATTTTATGCAAATTCAAAAAACACAAATCAACAAGTCAGAGTGTCCGCTGTTTGAGTTTCTATCTGTAGTTCTAACAGCAGTTCTTTTTTGATAGATAATACATCGGCACAAGTTGGAATACAATGTTGACCTCGATTGATCTGATTAAGAATACGTTCAGCTTTTTGTTTAATAATTCGTATTTCATTTTGATTTTTAAGAATGAGGTGATTGGAGTTAATGGTATATTTACGCTTGATATATTTTTGAGTAATGGGAAACATATCTTGTATTAAAAATACACTTTGCTTTCCATTGCTCAGAGTGCAAATATGTAATATATCACATGGCTTATGATTTTTTAAGCGTTGATTGATTATCTTTTGATACTTGTTAATGCGTGAGCTTAAAGGAATTATCCAATATAGTCCTTCATTAGTATCTTTAAAGCAATAGTAATGAGGACGATTTTCGGATTTATTTCCTTTTAGAAAAGGGTCATTAAACTTTTCAAAGAATAAATCATCAATTATATAAAAGCCATGTTCAACCATTGTTGCACCTTCCAAAATAAAAAGCCCTGCCACAACGGCAAGGCTTAAACTTTCAACCCAACCATTTATATCCCGCATATTGGTCAGCGGAAAACTTTCAACCCAACCATTTATATCCCGCATATTGGTCAGCGGAAATGGTAAATAACTACCTTTCATCATTCATAGTATAGCATACTATACTCATTTTGTCAATACTATTTTGTGGAACTTTGTAAAATTTATTCGTTAGTTTGTACGAAAATTAACGGATAAATTTGTGAAAGATTTTAATAATTAAATCTTGACTTCACCTTGACACTTTGATATAATGAAATCAAGATAGCAGAAAGAAGGTGTTTTGTTATTAAACAAGTTCCAATTCGTATTGATGACGAGCTTCATAAAAAATTAAAAATCATCACCATAAAGAATGATACTACAATCCAAAAATTGGTTGAGGATTTTTTAAAAAAGTATGTAGCCGAACATGAACATCAAGAATAAAAAATATAGTATATTGCCACATCTTGCAGGAGGGACAATATACTATATCTAGGAACAACCACACAAAAGCGAATTGACAAATGGTGATTGTATAACTATATTCTATCACATACTTCTGCCTTTGTCAAGTATTATCTTTAAAGAGGTGGGAGTATTTTTTATGCTTGCAAGCAGGAAATTTCAAACAACAATGTAAATTAAGAACAGAAAGGACAAAGAAAATGGACGGAATCAAAACATTCAAGAACAAGGAATTTGGAACAGTGAGGACAATAGTTAAGGACGGAGAGCCTTGGTTTGTCGGAAAAGATGTGGCTGAGATTTTGGGGTATAGCAATACCAGAGATTCTATTTCTCGCCATGTTGATACTGATGATAAAACCAGTGTCGTAATTCCCGACAGCGGTTCAAACTATAGAAGCAAAGCGACTATTATTAATGAGTCTGGCTTGTATTCCCTTATTCTCGGAAGCAAGCTGCCAAAGGCTAAAACATTTAAACGTTGGGTTACTTCAGAAGTTCTCCCGACTATACGCAAGACAGGCGGTTATGTAGCCAATGACGAGATGTTCATTAACACCTATCTGCCAAATGCCGATGCTCAGACGAGAGAACTGTTCAGGCTCAATCTGTCAACGATCAGACAGCTTAATAACAAGATAGAGCAGGATAAACCTCTTGTGGACTTTGCAAGTCATATGGACTTTGCAAGTCATATACAAACTTCTGAAGATTGTATATCAATGAACGATATGGCGAAGCTGGCAACTAAGAATGGAATAAAGATAGGTAGAACAAGGCTGTTTAATTTCCTGAGAGAGAAGAAAGTGTTAGGCTGTAAGGACGGTCATAAGAATATGCCTTATCAGAGGTACATAGACACTCAGCCATGGTTTCAGCTAAAAGAAAGCTCATACATACAGAATGGCGAAGTCAGGATAGGACTAACACCTATGGTAACGCCAAAGGGTCAGAGTGGAATTATTAGAATGTTGAGAAAGTGTAATACAACAAACTAAAGTAAATAAAATGCAAGTTTTGTTTTCAAATCTTGCAAAATTAGAAAAGAAAGGAACAATAAACAAAATGAATATAAACAAATTTAAAAGGCTACTTGCCGAGCGTGGGTTTTCATACTCACGCAGAGGTAAGGGGTCGCATGAGATATGGGTAAATGAGAATGGAGAGTCTTTTTCATTCCCATCAACCCGAAAAGAAGTTTATATTGGAATTGTATGGAACTTCCGAAGAAACTATTGTCGCTGTTAAATCGTGTATTTATTTTTGGGAATAATTTATCATTGATTTAGACATTGAATGGTGATAGAATTGTGATAGTGGTAATTAGTATGGCAATTATTGCTGTACAAAATAAAGGACAAATATCCCTTGACAAAGCATTTGTTTTGTAGTATAGTATAAACATTATAGAACAGATGTTCGTTTTGAGATTGAATAAAAGGAGTGTATAAAATGAAAAAAATGACATTACAAGAGCTTATGACATTTGCTCGTGAGAATTTATGGAACAAATTTATCATCACTAACAACATAAATACAGACCACATTTATGGAACGGCTCTGAAATTGTCGCATGAGCCTGTTGTATACAAGTCACTAAAAAGCATAAGTGACAAATTAGTGCCGTATTTTGATGATCCTGAGTGGCTTGTCTTAGAACTAGATAGGGTACATGATTTGTTATTAGCCGATTACATAATGTCATTGGGCTTAGGTGATGATGTAGACTATCTCACTGAATTGTCCGAAATGACGGTTGAAGATAACAACAGTACCGTTATGATAAATTGTAAAGATATTGTACTAACCATAGTTGGAGAAAATGATGGAACACACGTTGTGCCCTCACTTCCCTTGCCGCCTGCTCCTCAATCTTTGGATTGTTATAATTTAATGAATTTTCTTAAAGTTGATTACATTGATTTTGCCAGAGTTAAAACAAATGAGCATGAAGCAATACTGCCAATTGATTGTTATACACTTGGTAATCTTTCAGAGGAACAGCTTGACGGTCTAAAAGATTTATATATAGATTTACAGTTTGGCGACACGGAGAACGATGAATATGATTATTCATGTACACCATATGTCATGTACGATTATGTACACGGGCTTGCATTTGCAGGTTTATGGAGTCTGCAAAATAGCCATCTTATCAGTAAAGTACCAATAGAAGTTATAGGATATGATAATTACGAGAGTAAAAATAACAAGGCACAGGTATTCAAAATAAGTTCTGAAGTAAAAAGAATTTTGAGCAAGTCAGAAGTCGGAAATCTAAATTTTAATATCGGTAATTTCAGTTTTGAAAACGTCCCGTTTCATAGATATTTAACATATCCGTAATCAAATAAACATTGACTATTATGCGAGTACAGATTATAATATAGAAAATACGACAAAAAAGACAAATAGAGACAACAAAACGTTTAATAGAGAGGAGTTGAATGTCGTATGATTAACACCATAACACCAGTAATAACCACAGAAACAAGAGAAAGAAGAGTTAATAAAAATATAGTTACTAGAGGAGATATAATTTTGGTTGATCTGCCAAATGTAGGCGAGTCAGTTCAGACAGGTAGGAGACCAGCTATTGTTGTACAGAATAACATGGGCAACGCACACTCCCCTTGCATAATAGTTGTACCGATTACAAGTGCTACAAAAAAATATGTGCCAACCCATGTTAAAATCGGTGTTGAAAGCGGTTTACTGAAAACTAGCACCGTTTTGTGTGAACAGCTATTGACTATTAATAAATCTAGTGTTATTAAAACACTTGGGCATTTGACACCTAATGTTATGAAGCAGATTGAACAAGCGATTTATGTTTCGCTTGCCCTGCATCATTAATTGGTGAACACTTGACATTTAATCGTCCTTTGTGGTATAATACATATAATTATAGGCAATTTTTAGTACAATTATATGTAAACATTATATCAGGAAAGGACGATTTTTATGTCATTAAACAGTTTTTACACTATAGACCAACTTAGAACAAGTGTAGAACATCATTTGTTCGCACAGAAAGCTTCCATTGAAGTTGTCAAAAGAAAATCTCAAGTTCTTTTGGGATTATTAAATAAATATAATGAAGATTTGTCGTTACAGGATAATATTTATCAATATTTATCAGGTGTATCAAAACGATCATATGATAGTCAATGTGGTTACTTAAAGCAATGGGTAATTGAAGAGGGAATAGATTGTAATTTTGAGATTAACTACAAAGATATCCCTCGAAATTATATGACAATAGAAACTCTTAACGAAAAACTAAATAAGTTATACGAAGATCCAAGTACTATTAGTCGTAACGTTATTTTCTATCTTGTTTACGCAAGGTTATACGCTTATTTGATTTGGATAGGTCTGTCTAACAAAGAGATTAAATCACTTAGAAAGGGCGACTATGATATCGATAATAAGGTTTTGTATATTGGCGATGATAATAGTAACGTTAGAACCATTGATTTAAAATTGCCCTATTACGACGATATTTCGGAAATACTGCACGATGAGCTATGCAGAAATATTAGCTCTAGAAAATTTGTTGACAAAGAATTTTTTTACAATGGAAGTGTAATTTGCATAAAAATGTACGATAATTCTTATGATGCTCATGGAAAAGAAATTGGATGTTATAATGACTATGACTCCCTATTTAGACTGCTAAATGATGACATAGGCAATAATAATGCTCTTGTCGCAAACGTTCGCCGCACTCTTGCCCCAATAATAAAAAGAGTAAGTGATATTGAAATTTCAGGGCTATTTTATCGAGTTACCAAACGTGCAATTGCAATGAAAAAAGATGTTACAAAATACAACTTTAATATAATTTTGGGCTTTTTCGGGTACGGAACAAATCGTAGGGGATTGTTTACCGAGTATCTAATTTATAAAGAGCAAATGTTAGATAAGTAATATTGAGTAATTGCAAACTATAAAAAATAAAAGTATTGTATCATCTCTTCCGATAATACAATACTTTTATTTTTGTTACTAAAAATATTAATATTTTGTAAACTATACAATATTGCTATTGACAACTATTAATTAGTGAATTATAATATAGTTACACTATTAAACGAGTATATATCTATATGTACTCACCATTAAACGAGTACACTTGAAACAAGTACACTTGTCACTGTGGTGGAATAGGTATACACAAGGAACTTAAAATTCCTCGGAAAAATCCATGCGAGTTCGAGTCTCGTCAGTGACACCAGTACAGTTTGCCAATACTGTACAAAGTAAATTGGCATAGCAGGTACAGAGCTTATCCCACCATAAGGGAATGTAGTGTGATACCTGCACTTGCAACTTTAGCTCAGTTGGTAGAGCATTTGACTTTTAATCAAAGGGTCAGGGGTTCAAATCCCCTAAGTTGCACCAAGTCGGTTACGGTTGCCGGCAACGATAACGGTTCATCAATTAGTTGATTACAAATTACAAACTGATTTGTAAAGGCAGGTGAATAAAAAGCACTGTGAAAGCAGTGCTAATATTGGACTATAGCCAAGTGGTAAGGCAGCGGACTTTGACTCCGTTATTCCGCTGGTTCGAATCCAGCTAGTCCAACCAAAAATATTTTGTAACTTATTTTAGGGCACAAATATAAAGTAACGTAAAAAGAGAAAGGAAGATAGTTATGAGATTTGACAAAAAAGATATTAAAATACCTAATGGAACAACAATTATTGGGGAGGGTGTTTTTGAAAACTTTACATCACTTAGAGCAATAGACGTTCCTGACGGTGTAGAAATCATCGAAAAAGATGCTTTCTTTGGTTGTAAAAAGTTAAAGACGATAAATTTGCCAAAGACGGTACACGAGATAGGAGATGGTGCTTTTGCTTTTTGCAATAAGTTGAGACATATAATTCTCCCCGAAGGCATAGAAATCATAGGTAGTTATGCTTTTGCGGAGTGTGTAAGTCTAAAAACTATTATAATTCCTCAATCTTGTCAAAAGATAGGCACAGACGCCTTTCTAAATTGTGACAATTTGGAATATGTAATACTGTTAAACCCAAACTTGGAAGTATACAGTTTAAAATACATGATAGACACAGGAGTGCCTAATAATTGTGTTATTGTTAAGGGAAATAAGCGAATTATAAGGAGATAAAATGATTAAACTTTATTTTATAGAGCGTGTCGAGAAAGGTACGAAAAAACGAGTCATAGGAAACTACAAAACTCCGCAGGAATGTAGTTGGGCTATGAATGATTACATCATAGATAATAAGTTATATAATGTAAAACCTTATAGGCGTTATTGGTTTGAAGATATGGAACTTATGGTGGACTATGGTTCACATTGGAAATTCTTTAAGATGAAGCCAACGTGCGAGAAATCAGCAGACGAACTACAAAATTGGGTCTGTGGCGATGAATAAACAAAAAAATAAGCCACTCTTTTGAGTGGCTTACGAATGAATATTAGATGTATTTATTGACTTTGTGGTTTATAAATTTAAAGATACCTGTTACGATCGGGGCAATAAGAACAAATCCCAAGAATGGAACGTTGATTATTAGTTGTTTACACATATTGCCTATAAACAATATTGCACTTAGTAAACTATTGAATATTTCTAACATATTTTCACCACCTTTCGTTTACTTCAAGTTGTTTACCTTTTTTGTTTTATTATAACATGGGTCAATTAACTTGTCAACGCCATTAACGCATATCTCATCTTTTATACACAATTTATACACAGACTATCACATAGTTTACATTTTACATATGAGGAGAATTATATATGATTATACTTTTATTTATTATATCAATCACTATGCTTATTATTTCTATAATATTTAATAAGAAAGGTAATGAAGCTAGAAAGGATACAGCAGGTTGGTTTACTTCTTTAATTATATCTAGTTTTGCAACAGTTATATGTTTAATGGTAATTTTGGGCTTTACAGCTTCAGTTGTAAAATCTAAATATATTGTAGAAAAGATTACTATGTACGAACAACAAAATAAACAAATTGAAGAACAAATAGACACTGTTGTAAAACAATATCAAGAATATGAAAGTGATACATATATAAAGACTTCTTCTGAAAGTTCTATCACTCTTGTAAGCCTTTATCCTGATTTAAAATCAAACGAGCTTGTAAAAGAACAGATAAAGGTTTATCAGAATAACAATAAGAAGATAACCGAGTTGAAAGAAGAGCAGATAAGTGTAAAAGCTTGTAAGTGGCGGCTTTATTTTGGAAGGTAAAAATGAGATTTAGTGGATATGATAGATTTAGTGGATATGATATAGGAGATAAAGTAATATATGTAAGTTCTTTTTACCAAGCCTATGATAGGTAAAGTTGTTTATTATATAAATGACAATTATCTTGTAGACCTTTCTAATAATACTAGACAATGGGCAACAGATAGAGAACTGAAGAGGTATACTGAAAAAGAAGTGTTCAGTACAATGTTTTAGCAATTAGCAGCCATGCTATTGACATAGATTTTAATTTTTATTCCGCTCTGAAAAGAGCGTTAAAAAATACACATTTTATTGAGAAAAAATAAAGGAGTTGTAAAACAATGAAAGGTTATAAAGTTTTTAAACCCGATTGGACGTGTAGAGGGTTTCAATACTCAGTTGGCAAAACTTTTGAAGAAGATATGACACCTTCATGTTGCAACAGAGGGTTTCATTTTTGCACAGAACTAAAAGATTGCTTTAACTATTATTGTTTTGACCCGCTTAACAAAGTTGCCGAAATCGAAGCCCTTGGCGAAATTGACACAGAAGCAACTGGTAAGAAACACTGCACTAACAAAATCAAAATTGTCCATGAAATTTCATGGGAAGAAGTTTTGAAAATGATTAATGTAGGAAAAGCCAACACGGGATTTGGTAACACTGGCAATTATAATAGCGGCAACTATAACAATGGCAACTACAACAGTGGCACTCGTAATACTGGCAAGAACAATAGTGGTCATTATAACAGCGGTATTAATAATACTGGTGATTACAATGCTGGTAATTATAACAGTGGTTACTGCAACTGTGGCAACTGTAACAGTGGTGACTGTAACAGTGGTGATTGGAACGATGGTAACTGCAACGATGGTAGTCATAACAGCGGCAACTGTAACGATGGTGATTGTAACAGTGGTGATTGGAACAAGACCAATTTTTCAAGTGGTTGTTTTAACACCGAGGAATCAAAGATTTTGATGTTTAATAAGCCTTCTGATTGGACTATTGAAGATTGGCGTTGTTCAAAAGCAAAAGAACTATTAAATACTATTTCATACAATGCTCTTCAATGGGTTTATTCTGATGAGATGACCGAAGAAGAAAAAGAACAGCATCCTAAGTATAAGACAACAGGTGGCTATTTGAAAAAACGTAATAAATCTGAATGTAACCAACTTTGGTGGGACAATCTTTCAGATTGTAACAAGAATGTTATTAAATCCCTCCCAAACTTCAATGCAAAAATCTTCAAAGAAATTACAGGCATAGATATAAACAAAGGAGTTTGATAAAAATGAACAAAAGAAAGTTTAAGATTGGAGAACTTTATCGGGTTGGTTTAGATAGTTTCGGTAATAGAATGACCGAAACTGGAAACGTAATAAGGATTAAAACAATAGAGTATGTAAACAACAAGAAAATGGTTGGATACCAAACAATTAAGCCAAATGGTGGCGATAGTATGTTTTATATTTATAGTGACTTTGCCAATTGTCTAAAAAAAATATCGTCTGATATTGACCGTGAAATTCAGATTACTTTCCACGACAAGACAACAGTTGCCAAAATGAAAGAATACGGCAAGGTAGTAAGAGTTGGCACTTCAAAATGTTGTTCTGATGATACATATAGTGCATATATTGGTGCTTTGCTTGCCTTGGCTAGAATATATTTTCCTAACGCTAGTTGTGATAATAAAGAGATACGTTTTTTTGATACTAAAATAAACCCTAAAGAAAAATCTGAGTATAGATGCGATAAGCAGTTTTCGCACTCTGATGTAAATAAGGCAATATATAATTTGATCCATAGATATGATATTGCTGATACATGGGTAGCAGAGTCACTGAATAATTTCGGAATTGCGTTACATGAAGAACTTGACAACATGAACACAAAGTAGTATCAACCATAAGAAAGAAGGCATGATAAGATGGTGTGATTTTGAATTCACAAAATGATAATTTTATTATGATAATTTTATTTGACAACAAAATCTGATAAATAAAAGGAGATAAAAATATGGCTGAAAAGAAAAATAATAAGGGTCTTGGACTTCAGGAAACAAAGGGCAGTTTTCAGATCAGAGGTAAGCTGACAGGCTGTGATAAGGACAAGTTCTATACAGAGCTGACAACCTCTACAGGCAAGCCAATGAGAATGGTTAATGTAGGAGTTGAAATTGATAAGAATAAGTCTGTATACATAAACCTTAATGGTATGGAAAGAGACGTAGTATATTTTTCTAAGACCGAGGGCAAGGGTAAGGATAGAAAGACAACAACAGAAAAGGTAAAGTGGGCAGATAGGTTTACTTTTAACAAAAAGGACTTTAGACCTATTGGAATTAATCTTGGCTTGACAAAGGTGGTTGACTCAACAGGCAAGGAAGTAAATGATAAGAAGATACTTGTTGAATATGATGCTTGTAAGTACATAGCAGATAATGCAAAGGACGGTATGTCCGTGTTTGTCAGAGGAAAGAATGAGTTTTCCACCTATCAGGATAGACACCAGACAAGATTTGTTCCGTCACAGATTTCGCTTTGTAAGGATGTAGATTTTGACGCAGAGGACTTCAATGTGATTGGCAATTTTGAACAGGTCATTGTATTCATGGGCATTGAAAAGAATGATGAGGGTAACTTCACTGTATCTGCAAAGATTGTAACTTACAATTCTATAGAAGATGCAGAGTTCATTATTGATAAGAGTAAATCACAGTTTGAAAGCACTCTAAGAAAACTCAAGCCATATACAGCTCTTAAAGTCTTTGGTGATATTGTCATAGAACATGACATCGAAGAAATTGAGGAAGATGATGATGACGGTTGGGGCGAAAGCAACCCTATGGATAGAGTGAACAATCCAACAAAGAGAACACTTCTCATTACTGGAGCTGATAAGGACAGTGTAGATACAGAGCTATATTCGGAGGAGATAATTGACAAGGCTATCGCAAAGACAAAGGCTACTGAAAACGCAAATAAGGACTTTGGCTCTGATGATAATGATTGGGGTTCTGTTTCAGATAATGATCTGACAGACGAGGACGATGAGTGGTAAATTGTTGCTACTTACCGTTATTAACAACGAAACGATAATATAAAAGGAGATAAAAAATATGGCTAGAGCAAGAAAAGCAACACAGACACAGAGCAAGCTTCAGATGCTACTTTTTGGAGAAGAAGGTACAGGCAAGTCAACACTTGCCTTGCAGCTTGCCTACTTTAAAAGACCTGACGGCAAGCCATTTAGAGTTGTTTATATAGATAATGAGGACGGTTCTATTGATGATTTTATCGGTAGACTTGAAGCTGACGGCATTAACACTGAGAATATTTATATTGTGTACACCCAATCCCTTGGTGAAACAAGAGAATACATAAATAAGGTTAAGAACAAGGAAGATTTTCATGTTCTCGATGACGAGGGCAACGAAACAGATGAAATTGTACTTGACGGAGATGGTGAACCATTCAGAGCTGATGCTATTGTAGTTGACGGTACAACTATTCTTAACCTAACAACTAAGCAGGCACTTGTGGAGTTCTCCAAGAAAAGAAACACTGTCAAGGCAAAGAAAAAGGAACTAACAGGCATTGAAAAAACTGTAACTATCGAAGGCGCAGGACTTGAACTTAAAGATTATCAGACAATCAACTTTAAAGGACAGGACTTGATACTTGATCTTATGTCCTGCGGAGCGCACTTTATTGTAACCGCAAGAGAAACAGACGAAAAGGTTTCAGTAAAGGGTGATGACGGCAAGATTACAAGTGTTGCAACAGGCAGAAAAGTTCCTGACGGCTTTAAGCAGATGAACTACAACGTTAAAACTGTTGTGAGAATGTATATTAACGAGGATAATAATTTCTGTGCGTATATCAGTAAGGACAGAACAGGAGTACATGATAAGGAAACTGTTGAGGACTTGTCACTTGTTGATTGGCAGGTAATTATTGACAGAACAAAGGACAAAAAAGAGTTTTCTGTTAAGAATGATCTCACAAAGGCTGTCGATATTGAGCAGGATATTTATACAAAGGAAGTTATGGGTAAGGTTGGAGAGCCAGTTGATAGTATTGATGAAAACTCTGCCGAAAATCAGACAACAGAACTTTTGGATAAGATTTCAGCCGTTATGAAAAGTCTTAATCCTGTCGGCAAGACAAAGGCAAAGGAAGCTCTTTCAGCAGAAAATCTGCCCATTAAGTCAACAGAAATGAAGAAGATTACAGATATTAAGACTCTTGAAAGGGTTCTTGAAGTTATTTCTAAGATTTAATTTTTTTTACAAATAAAGCGGTGAGGGTTATTCCCTCACTTGCCTTTATTTAGTTATTTTGATTAAGGCGGTGAAATACTTGGTAAAAAGAAGAACAAAAGAACAGATAGAGAAAGACAAACAGGACAAAAAAACAAGAATACAATTTACAGATTGGCTATATAAACAATATGATATTTCATTCTTGCCAAAATATTTTTTTATAAATCTTGATAAAGTATATAAAGGCACTTATAAGAATTTGAATAAACCTGTTCCTGTCGAAGATTTATGGGATATGTGGCGAAAGAAAATGTCATTTCTTCGTAAAGTACACGAGTTTAATACTCGTAAAGGTAAAAAAATCGAAGGTGCAGCGTTAATTACATATGATCTTGCTATTATCCTATCTAAATATGATGGTTATTTGAAATGGAAAGAAGAACAGGCATTGGCTAAAACAGGTACAAGCGAAGAACAAGTTAATATAGATTATGAAAAAATGGCAACATCAAAGTTTCCCAAAGAACGTGATAAAAATAATGACAGCCTTGATATTGACAGCATCATTGATGAAATTTAGGTAGGTGACAAACATGGATATTATAACAAACGTTCCTACCGAAGTTCTATTTGTGGGTTGTATTTACAAACAGCCTGATTTGCTCGTAAATTACGGACAATATATACGTAGTAAATACGATTTTTCAGATGAAGTCACTCGTTTTTTTTACGATTCAGCTGAAATAATCTATAAAACGAGAACACAAACATTCAATAAAACTACTATTTTAACTTATTTTTCAGAAGAGCCTGAAAGACTTTCTTTATATAAAAAGTATGGTGGTTGGAAAACTCTTGGCAGTTGGATGAAAATTGCTATAACTGACGACATTGGCAAATATCAAGAAATCATTAAAAAGTATTCTTTATTGAGAGAGTATCAAAGAAATGGCTTTGATATTACAAAAATTGTAGAGCATAAGAAGTTTGAACAGTTTACAGCTTCAGATATATACAGATTAATTAGAGGTAAAGCAGATAGAATACATACGGTGATCTTGACAAATCAAGAAGCCGAAATTCTGAATAGTCATATTAAGCAATCGCTTATTGCGTGTATGGAAAAACCTGATTTGGGTGTATCACTTCCCTTTCCTATCCTAAATGATATATTTAGGGGCTGTAAACTAGGTTCGACAATGGCTATTGGTATGCTTTCCAATGCAGGAAAATCACGATTTATGACAAAAATAATTGCCTATTTAACACTTGTAAAGCATGAAAGAGTCTTTGTGATGCTTAATGAAATGGGTGTGGACGATCTCAGAAAGTGTTTAATTACAACGTGTATAAACAATGCTGAGTTTCAAAAGTTACACGGCATAAAGTTGAAAAAGCCTGAAAAGGAACTAACACTTGGTTTGTACAAGGATCAATCAGGTGAATACATATATCAGAAAACAGACGATTGGGGAGAGTCAACAGAAACTTTACAAGAGTACATTCAAAGGGTCGCTGAAAATTCAGAGGAATATGTAAAAATAATGAAAATTGCTGAATGGATTGAGGCTGAAACTAATGAGCTTATTCTCGTTAAGGATATGGCTGGCGGTTATGACGATAAAACGCTTGAATTTGAAATACGGAAAGCTAATCTAACTCATGGTGCAAAATACTTCTTCTACGATACTTGCAAGCAAGACACGCAAGCTACAGGAGATTGGGCGGCTTTAAAAGCAACAGTAACAAAGCTCACTGATTTAGCAAAGCAGTTGAATATGTTTGGCTATCTTTCAATTCAGCTTACAGACGATACGGAGTTTTGTAAACCTGACGAGCTTAATTCTAATAATATTGCTAATGCAAAACAGCTAAAGCATATTATATGGACGATGACACTGTTTAAAGAAATATCTGTTGGAGATTTTCATAAATATCGCTATGTTCAGCATGATGCTGAATGGGGCAAAGATGTTGAATGTGAACTTAAAGTTGGCAAGAGGTATTATGTGGGCAATGTAGACAAAAATAGATTTGGTTGTAAAAAGAAAGTTGTATTTGAAGTTGACTTGGATCTAAACACTTGGTATGAAGTCGGAGAATTAAGAAGAAAGTGAGGATAAAATGGATATTTCTGTCCTCAAAGAAAAGATACTAGAGAACAATTATGTTCCTGTCATACTTGACGAAATAGGTTGTCACCATATTTCCTGCAAAGTAGGTTATGTTCAGTGTGGCAATCCTGATGGAGATAATCAAGGGGCGATCACCGTTTATCTCAATGAAGGTCTTTTAACTGTTGACTACACACGAGAAATACATAGTAGTTCAGGCTTGGATCAGATAGATATTTTTGACCTTGTGCAATTTTTTTGTAGTTGTACGTTTTATGAAGCTGTTCGCAAAGTTTGTAATTGGTGCGGTATTGACTATTATAAAGACGAATATAACGATTTGCCCGAAAGTCTAAAGTTCACAAAATTTATATCTGAAATGGCAGATGATGAGTCTAATTACGAAGAAATGCAACCTTTAAAGCCAATTAAGGAAAATGTTCTATCGTACTACTTCCCTGCCGTTAATGATTATTTCTTGAAAGATAATATCTCATATGATACTCAAATGCTGTTTGAAATAGGTTATGACGATGTTTCCAATCGAATTACAATTCCTGTAAGAGATGAAATGGGGACATTGGTCGGTGTTAAGGGTAGACTATTTTTAAAGCAAGAAGAAATGACAGAAGAAGAACAAAGAGTTAAGTATATATATTTGGAGCGTTGTAACAGAGCTAGACTATTATATGGACTTTATTTATCCGAAAAATATATAGCTCGGACAGGCTACGTTTATGTGGTTGAAGCTGAAAAAGGTGTTATGCAACTTTGGAACATGGGAATAAAAAATTGCGTAGCAACTTGCGGTAAGAAAATAAGCCAATATCAAATAAATATGCTGACAAGACTGAGTTCTCATATTATATTTTGCTTTGATAAAGATGTAACCATAGACGAGTTAAACGATATAGCGGACAAATTTCTGGATTGTATTCAAATCAGTGCTATTGTTGATACTGAAAATTTACTGGAAGAAAAAGAAAGCCCAACAGATAATCCCGATAAGTTTAAACAGTTAATTGCCAAATATACGCAAGTTATAAAGAATGGGAAGTGAAACAATAAAACATGAATTATAAAATAATAGGTAATAATGATTATTGCCATATTCCAATATCTATTTTTACTAATAGAGGAATAACTAATGTTAATGAATACACTCATTTAACTGATGACGTATTAATTTCTTATGATAATCTTGATGATATTAATGAAGCGGTTCAAATGCTAGATAGACACATTAAAAGTAATAGTAAAATGGCGATTATTGTTGATTGCGATGTTGACGGTCAATGCAGTGCTGCCATAATATATTCTTATCTGAAACGGCTTAACAAAGAAATTGATATTACATATCTGATACATTCTGGAAAGCAACATGGTATTTCTTCTGAGATAGAAATACCTGAAAGCACAAAATTGTTGATTATTCCCGATGCAGGGAGCAATGATACTGAACAATGCAAACAGTTGACAGAACAAGGTATTGATATACTTGTTCTCGATCACCATGATATTGAAAGAACAAACCCATATGCGGTTATAGTGAACAATCAGTGTAGTTCAGAATACTCTAATAAAGAATTGTGCGGTGCGGGAGTAGTCTATAAATTTCTACAATCGCTTGATGATTATTATTGGAACGACTATGCCGATGACTACCTTGACCTTGTGGCACTAGCTAATATATCGGATATCATGGATTTACGTTCTTTTGAAACAAAAAGACTAATTGATAAAGGTCTTTATAACGTCACAAATAAATGCTTTGAAGAATTTATTAATGCTCAAAATTATTCCATGAAAGGCAAGGTTAATCCTCATACTATTGCATTTTGCATTACTTCCCTGATAAATGCCATGTGTAGAGTCGGTGATATGGAAGAAAAGGACTTACTTTTCAGAGCGTTTATTGAGCAGGACGAAGAATTTGAATATAAAAAACGTGGCGAAAGTGAAACTACAAAAGAAAATATTTATCAAAGAGTTGTAAGACTCTGTAAAAACGCTAAATCAAGACAGGATAATCAAGTGAAAAAGTTACTTCCTACGTTAAGGAAAAGCGTAACTAATGACAAAAATACAGTTTTATTCTTAAAGGGCAACAATATTCCAAGTGTATTTTCTGGATTAATAGCCATGAAAATGGCTAGTTATGCGAAAAAACCTTGCTTAATACTCCGCAAAGACGAAGAAAATAATGTATATAGAGGGTCTGCTAGAAACTTTGATAATAGCTATGTACTAGACCTAAAGGCTGATCTGCTTAAAACAGGTCTGTTTAATTGGTGTCAGGGTCACGCAAATGCTTTCGGTTTTGAGATAAAAGCTGAGAACGTGGCTGAAGCAATTAAAGTTTTAAATAAGAATATTAATTCAGACAATCCTTTACCAATAGATTTTTGTTTTGATTATGATGAATTTAATATTGGAATGATTTCCGATGTTACATCATTGGAGAATTGTTACGGCACAGGAATTAAAGAGCCTTTATTTGTCATTAATAATATAGTTTTGGAGCATAGCCAAGGCGTTATCATGGGTAAAAATGAAGATACATGGAAGTTTATTACTGACGATAACATTGCAATAATTAAGTTCTGCAATCCTAGTGACGATAAAGTATTAGACTTTTTGAACGGATATGATGATGAAATGTGCATTAATGCACTTTGTCAGCTCAATGTATCTGAGTACAAGGGTATAATTACCCCTCAGATAGTTATTTTAAAATACGAGGAGGCTGAAAATGTATAGTTCTTTGCATAACCATACAATGTACTCGTTATTGGACGGCTATGGTACACCAAAAGAAATGCTAGAGCAATGTCGAAAAGTCGGCATTAAAGCATATGCAGTTACGGAACATGGCAACCAATATTCATGGATATATTTCGATCAACTATCTAAAGAATATCCTGATATTAAGCTGATATATGGCGTAGAGCTGTATGAGTGCTTCGATACTGCCATAAAAGATAAAAACAATAAGTATTTCCATCTTATCGCTCTCGCAAAAAATGAGAACGGCAGAAAGGCTTTAAATAAAATTATCACTAAGTCAAATCTTGAAAATTTTTATTTTAAGCCTAGAGTACAGATTTCAGATATTGCTCCGTATGCAGAAGATTTAATTATTTGTTCTGCTTGTTTGGCTTCAAAATTAGCTAAAGAAAGTGATTTTAATATTTGTGTTAAGTATATCGAAGAATACAAATCGGCATTTCCTAATTTCTATTTGGAAATGCAATCTCACAAATCAGAGGAGCAGGCTAATTACAATAAAAAGATTTTGAAACTATCTGAGGTAACAAACACTCCATACATAATTACTACAGATAGCCACGCAGCCACAAAGGAAGATTTATATTATCAGGGTAGGCACGTTCAGATAGCACATGACACTGAAACAATGTCAGAAAGTTATGAGGGCTGTTATCTGCAAAGTGAAGAAGAAATTCATACAACTATGGATAAACAAATTGGGGTAAATAATGTTACAAAAGGTTTAAATCAGACTAATGCTTTAGCTGATATGATAGAAGAAGTACATATGCCTTTTCAAAATCCACAGTTGCCAACATACCCCCTGCCAAGTGGATATAAGTCTAATAATGAATTTCTTTTACACCTTATTAATGAGGGGTGGAAAACTAGAAATTTTGACAAGCTTTCTAAAGAAGATCAGAAGATAATGAAAGATCGACTAGACTATGAAATGAACATTATTCATCAAATGAATTTTGACGGTTATTTCATTATTGTATGGGACTTTATTAATTATTCAAAAACTCATGGGGTTAAAATAGGTTCAGGACGTGGCTCTGGAGCAGGAAGCCTTGTGTGTTATACAATAGGTATAACTGATCTTAACCCTATTAAATATGGATTGATTTTTGAGCGTAGATAGGTTGCACTCGTTAAATTCCGTTAATTCGGTATCAGCAAACTAAGACTTCTCATTGAGAGCAAACCGATAATGAGACAAGACCATAGACGAATAAGCTGACTAAGAAACCCTAAACCTATAACTAGGTGAGATAAAGGGAATACCGAGCCAAATCTTTTAGTGATAAAAGAAAGTGTGTAACGACTAGGAAATGAGACTTTAGAGCCAATAATTTCCCACGAAGACGGAATAAAAACTTTGAATAAATAAATGAAGTTTGAAAAATATAGTCTAAACTGGGTTGGAAGTAACCAACAGATGAAAATGAGGGAAACCTCCAGAGCATAGGATAAAGAGCCTATGGTTAATAACAAATTGTTCCTCAATCCAGAGAGAGTTTCAATGCCAGATTGGTTTTCGGTCGAGCATATGGGAAACCATATGTGTTAAGTGTGGTGAACCTATAAAATATAGGGTGTTAATTAAACAATTATTATAATTGTAACCGCAGGAAATGGCGGTGTGTTAATTAGCTAACAGGGAATATCTAAGTCGTTCTGTCTGACGATATGACAATCCTGTGCGAAGTTGTATTTTATGATTTAATAAAAGGTATAGCACTTTGTCAAATCATAAGTACAAAACGTCAAACGACTAGCTCAAAGGAGCGTAGGGTTAAGTGAAATTCTTGACTCGAAGTGCCACACACCTAAACGTATTGCTACAAGTGTGATACGCATGGTGAAGATATAGTCTATTCCTTGCAGAAATGTAATGTAGTAAAGTTGGACATCGATGTTTCAGACAGACCTACAGTAATAAATTATCTCATTGACAAATATGGTGAAAATCGTGTTTGTCAAATTATAAACTTCTCGTATATAACACCTGTTGTTGCCATAAAAGATGTTGGTAAAATACTAGGTTTTAAATATAATGAAATGGATAAACTATCCAAAAAGTTTTCGTACAATACATTCCAAGAGTGTGTTGATAACAACATAAACTACTTATCTGAACACCCTGAGTACAGTGAGTTACTTGACATAGCAGGCAAATTAAGTGGTAGGGTTAAAACGGTTAGCTGTCATGCAGGCGGTGTCGGTATTGTTGATACCGATATTAGCGATTATATGGCAATGAAACTAGGCTCTGACGGTGAACACGTCATTCAAGTCGATAAAAGACTTGTCGAGCAAATAGGCATTATTAAGTTTGATATTCTTGGTGTTCAGACCTTAAAAATGGTACAGGAAATTCAAAATGACTTGCACTTATCTGAATATGACATAAATATCAACAACCCTAAATTTGAAAATGATAGAAGTCCCTTTGAACTGTTAAGCAAAGCATTAACGAATGGCGTGTTTCAGGTAGAAAGTGCAGGTATGAAAGACTTGTTGCTCAGACTACAAGCAACTAACATGGAAGATTTGTCGGCTGTTTTGGCATTGTATAGACCTGATTCAATGGGAGCTTTGGAGGAGTTTATCAAATGTAAACATGACCCCTCACTTGTCACTTACATACACCCCGACATGAAGCCTATTTTGGAAAGCACTTACGGCTGTATGATCTATCAGGAACAACTTTTGGATATTGTAAGAACTTTTGGTGGCAGAAGCTATGGTGGAGCTGACTTATTCCGCAAGGCGATAGGCAAAAAGAATATTGAACTTGTTAAGCAAGAGTCAGAAAAACTGTACCAAGAAATTATTGACAATGGATATTCTCATGAAATTGCCAAAACGATTAGTGAAGAATTGAAAACTAAAGGTGGTTATTTGTTCAACAAATCGCATAGTTATAGCTACGCTGTTCTATGCTTTCAAACTGCTTATCTAAAAATAAATTATCCTATTTATTTTTTCAAAGCACTATTTAATTTGAACAAAGATAAGGCAGGAATGGTGAATAAATACATTGTAGACTCTAAACAGTTTGGAGTATCTGTAATGCCACCTCATATTAATAAGTCACAAGTCGATTTTTCTATTTACGATAATAATGTGTTGTTTGGTTTTTCTGCAATTACAGGCATTGGTGAACGAATAGCCCAAGAGATTGTTATTGAGCGTGAGAAGAACGGCAAATATAAAAAACTTCAAGACTTGTTATCAAGAACAACGTTGACAAAAACTCAGATTATTAACTTAATGAAGTCAGGTGCAATACCTACGAAAGATAAAAAGAGTTGTTTGTTAAAGTATTTGAAGTCATTGTATAAACCATTAGAGTATAAAGAATTGTCTAAGTTACCAACATATAACAAGCTTATTATTGACTATGATATTGATATTGAAAAATATCGTATCGGTAACGGCAAGTATGATTATGACAAAGATCTGTTACTCACTCTCGTAAATCAGAAAAAGAAAGAAAAGTTTGACCTACAGCAAGAAGATAGGTTGAAACAATTTCTTTTAACCAACAACAAATATCTTGAAAACGCTGATTTTTGGGAGTTTGAAGCATTACAGATATTTATACACAACAACCCATTTGAAGAAGCACTTCCCTATTTAACAACAGCATTTGAAGCCGTTGAGAATGACAATGATTGCGTTGTTGTAGGTGTTATTTCCAGAGTGCAAAAGAAAAAGGACAGAAATAAAAAACCATTTGCTTTTGTAAATATTTACTCCACTTTCGGTATTATAGAGGGTGTTCTTTGGAATAGTCAACTTGTACAGTATGAAGATCTAGCCAAGAAAGGCTCTCAGGTTGCTATTAAATGCAGGAAAACAGACGAAGATAAAGTTACAATACAGGCTATGCGACCATATGTTGAATGGCTTTCAGAAAGGAAGAAAAGACATGACAGAAAAAACATTTAAGTTTAAAATCGTTCCTCAACAGGAGCGATTTTATAACGAAAATAGTAATTGGGGAGTGTACACATTCACAACAACTTCTAATGACATTCCATATTTTTATGATTGTTATGACGATCCCTTTGGTGACGATCCAAAGCAGTTAAAAGGTAGCACATTGGCAGGTAAAATGCAACGCTTGACAATCGGTGTCGAGTACAATGCTGAGGTTACTTGCTCTTTTAATAGCAAATATAACTCGTATCAGTATACACCAATCTCCATTACTGCAAATGTGCCTAAGACAGAAGAACAACAAATAGCATATTTGAAAACTCAGGTCACAGAACTGCAAGCAAAAAACATTTTAGCTGTCTACCCAAATGTTATTGATGATGTTATTCATAACAAAGAAATTGATTTTACAAAAATCAAGGGTATAGGCGAAAAGAGTTGGAATAGAATAAAGGATAATATACTGAATAATTATGTTATTTCAGATATCCTTATTATGCTTCAGCCGTTAGGTGTAACGTATGCCATGATAAGTAAATTGATTTCCAATGAGCCTAATCCTCAATTATTGAAGGAAAAGTTACTTGATAACCCTTATATCATGACAGAAATTCGTGGTTTAGGTTTTAAGAGAGTTGATGATTTGGCGTTGAAGTTAAATCCAGATATCAGGATATCAACCAAAAGAGTTGTGGCATTTGTTAAGTATTATCTTGAGAGTGTTGGAAACAATGACGGTCATTCATATGTGCTAGAGTCAGTATTGAACAGTGCAATAAGAGATAACATAAACGATTGTTATGAAATGTACGAGAATTTTAAATCCACACAAAAGCAACATGAGATATTTTTACATTTTGAAGAAAATAAGGTAGGGCTATTACGCCAATATAAAACTGAAATATCTATTTTGGATATTCTAAAAAATCTCAATGAACAAGAAACAGACTATAAAATTAACATTGAAAATGGTATCTCAGAAGCAGAAAGAGAACAAGGTTTTTGCTATACTGACGAACAAAAACAAGAGATATATAAGGCTTGCAACAGCCCTGTAGTGCTTATAACAGGTAGAGCAGGAACAGGTAAAAGCTCGATTTTAAGAGGACTCACAAAGATATATAAAAGTTATTCTATATCAGCTTGTGCTTTGTCTGCCAAAGCTGCAATTAGGATAACTGAGGCAACAGGTTTGTTCGCAAGTACAATTCATAGGTTGCTTGGTTTTAACAAGACAGGTTTTGTTTATAACTCTAACAACAGGTTGTCTAGTGATATTATCGTACTTGATGAAGCTTCAATGGTTAATTCATCATTATTTTATAGCTTGGTTTCTGCTATAAAAGAGGGTGCAAAAGTAATTATTGTAGGTGATGACGGTCAGTTACCACCAATAGGCTGTGGCAATATCTTTCATGATTTGCTTAATTGTAATGCGTTTACTTGTTGTAAACTGACTAAGATTTTAAGACAGGCTCAAAAGTCAGGTATTATTTCGGACTCAGTTAAAATTAGAAATGGAGAAAACCCATTGCCTGAACCAAAACTAAAAGTTGTTACTGGTGAACTACAAGACATGACCTATATGTTTAGAGAGAGCCGTGAGGGTATGCGTGAATTGGCTATTAAATTGTATACCATGGCAGCTAAGAAAGACGGCTATGATGAAACGATTATTTTGACACCTTGTAAAAAGGACAGGATAAATAGCTCTTTTGAAATTAACTCTATTTTACAAGATATGATAATTCCACCCGATACTGCACCTGAAATCAGGTATGGCAACAAGATATTTCGTGTTGGGTCGAAAGTTATTCAAAGAACAAATGACTATGATAGAAATGTGTTCAATGGTGAAATGGGTTATATTACAAAAATTGAACAGACAATTAAAGACGGCAAGAAGCAGAATGTTGTTACAATTAAATTTGCCGACAAGGAAATTGATTTCTTACAAAATGATTTAAGTAGTATTGAGTTGGCTTACTGTCTGACTTGCCATTTAACACAAGGTAGCGGTTTTAAAAATGTTATTGTACTGATCGACAATACCCATTATAAACTGCTTGACCGCTGTATGCTTTATACTGCGATTACCAGAGCCAAAACCAAATGTGCATTGATTGCCGAGCCTAGTGCTTTTCAGAGGTGTTTGAAAATACAAGCCTCACAAAGAAACACTTGGTTAAGCTTATTGGGCGGTTAATATATAATTAACAAGTTTATCTAGCAAACTTTGTATACTTTGCCATATTGACAACTATTAATTAGCACATTATAATATGAGTATACCATTAAACGAGTACACTTGAGTATATACCTATTATTAATTAAGTGCGTTTTATATGCACTCACTATCATTCGAGTACGCTTGTTAGAGATAGAGAGGGTGATGATATTGGCACAAAAGATAAAAGCTTTGTTTTTTAAGATAAAGAATTTTATAAAGTATAAGAGATAGGAGGAAATACTATGAAAGAAATGGTCTATAAAAATTATATGGGAAACGGACAAAAGGTTACTGAAATACTTGATGAGGGCGTTTACAAGGGTTTTCATTATGCCATAGTTTCTTATGGCACTCACCCTTGTGCTTATGTTGAAATTCCAGAAGAACATGAGTTGTATAATGTTAGTGATGAAGATGAGCTTGATAATAATATTGATTGTCATGGTGGTATTACTTATGTTTCTACAGCAGGACTTTTTAAACCTAGCAATAAGAATCATAGAGATGGTCATTGGATAGGTTGGGATTATGCACACTACATGGACTATTATTATTCGCTTTATAATTTTGAATTTTTTAATGAGGGTAAGAAATGGACAACTAAAGAAATATTTGAAGATGTTAAGAACGTTATAGAGCAACTTATAAAAAGTTGTTTTTATTCAGAAAGGAAATACATATGTCAGAGTTTAAGCAGACAATTACTATTGAAACCGAAAGAAAGACTGGCGAAACTGTCATAAGAATATCAAACCCAAAATTTACAACCGATGAGCCTACAGTAAAAGGTACAATTGTTGGTGACATGGCAAATAAACTAGGTAAACCAAGGATAACAGACGAGCAGAAAACTATTTTGGGAGAACTCTATTTGTTGGGTTATAAGTATATAGCTCGTGACGCTATTTGCAATACTTTAACAGCTTACGAAACACGCCCCATAACAAAGATATTAAACAATCTTTGTTTTTGGGCAGATGAAAAGCCGACTTCAATAGCTTGGCTACTTGGTAAGAAAGATAATAACGAATAATATAAAAGTTTTCTTTTATTGAGGTAAACAAATGAAAAAGAACAACACCTTAACAAAGACTAAAATAGAATATTTTGAGTTGCTAGATTCCTATAATTCAAAGGAAAATTTATATGCACCCGCAATAGATGCACAGCTAGCAATAAATGTGCTATGTCAATATTTATTAGGCGAAGATTACTACATTGTTGACCCTTTACCGCCTCCACAAGCTGATACAATTATTGTGCAAGATATTCTACATAAATATTGCAACAGAGAAGTTACTAAAGACTATAACAAATATAAAAATGCTAGGAAAATATTAAACCAAGAATAATGACAAAAGTTTATACTTGATAAGGAGTAAACGGAAATGGATAAAGAGATAAGAAAACTTAAATGTAGATGTTGTAGATGGTATTATGATAAATTTAATGGCTTTCATGCCTGTGAAGCTATAGATTGCGAAGATAGCTTTGAAATATCATTACTGAAAATAAAAAATGTTGCAAAGGAAGAAGACATGTCTATTACGGACTTACTTAATCTTATTAATTTTGCTTAAATTGTAGGAAATGATTTTGTGAGCTGGAAATTAAATAATACAAAAGATACTGAATATGAAAAACATGAATAAGTAATACATAAAAATTTAGTTTTATTTATAGAAAGAGGTAGAATATGATAACGAAAGAGGAGTTTGAAAAGGCGGTGGAGTATTGCGCTACTGACCCCACAGATTGCGAAGGCTGTCCGCTTTGTGCCAGCGATAAACACCGTATGTGCAGTACATATCTTGCAGAGTACATAAAAAACGAGCCTGCACCTGTAATAAAAAATATACCCTCGGTAGAAAGCAACACTAACACTATTTATGAAAACGCTAAAATAACTGATGTATCACTGGAAATAGGCGACCATTGTTGCCTTACCTTTTCTATAGCACTTAAAGGCTTAGGCTGGGGAGCTAGTTTTGGCGGTTATAACTTAGCTTTTTTCAATAGAACATCGTTTGAAGGTTCTGAAAAGGGACTTGAAGCACTTACAAGAATTATGGACGTTGTGGGCGTTGCAAAATGGGAAGATATAAAAGGTCATTATGTTAGAGTAAAACAGGAAGATAGATTAGTTGTCGGAATAGGAAATATCATTAAAGATAAATGGTTTGAACCGAGAGAATTTTTCAAAGGAGATTGAAAATGAGTAAAAAAATTACACACGATTTGCCAACACGCTGTATAGATCCTGTCATGAAATGTTGTCAGGAATGTACTTGGGGATATTGCGAATATGGCGATGACGTGGAATGCTCTGCCGACCTAGCAGGCTGTTGCTTTGAAAGCGGCTGTACTCTCGGTTTTGATCAAGGCATACCGGAAGACGAACCGACCGAAGAGGAAATGAAAAAGTTTGAAGAATGGTCGGACAAAATGTACGATAAGAGAAAATAATAATTGCAGGAATAGGAGGTTAAAAAATTAAATGAAACTACAAATAAGACAGAATGTTTTTGAAACAAATTCAAGCAGTATGCACAGTTTGGTTGTTAAAAATACAGAAGATGAATACGAAACACATGGGGAAATCGCTTCTCAGATACTTATTAATGAAGGTACTTGGAGCATATGGGATGAAGATGCTTTAACATTTGGACGAACACCATTTAAGTGTTTGGCTACTTTCAGATTGAAAACTTGTTATGCCATAGCCTGTTTGTGTGGTTATTGTATGCAGTATGACAGCAAAGTTCATCTTAAAAACGCCGAAGAAAAATTCAATAATATCTTGAAAATCGTTCATGATGTTTATCCGGAGTGTACGAATATTGAACTCCCCATAGTCATAATGTGTGATAAGCGTAAGCCATACGATGTAACATTTTATGGATATGTAGATGAAGATATTCTAACACCATTCTTAAAAGAAGAAGGGATTTCGCTCAAAGAATTTTTGACGAATAAAAAATATTTTGTCATTGTGGACGGAGATGAATATTGTATTTGGAATAACATCAAGAAAACTGGTATCATAAATAAAAATATGATCGCTAGAGAATATAAACACGACTATGATGGAGAAGGAGTGGCTAAATATGAAAATTAAGATTAGAAGAAACGTTTTTGAAACCAACAGCAGCTCGGTTCATTCGTTTACATTTTGTACAGATTCAGAATTTGAACAGTGGAAGCGTGGAAAACTTATATTTGATGGTTGGGAGAATAAGTTAATTCCTATTTCTGACATGAAACATGATTGTGACGAAGCTAGATATTATACTTATAATCATTTTTTTGAAGGCTATGCTTTCGAGTATGAAACATTCTGGGATAACTGTACAACACCATCTGGAGATAAAGTTGTTGCTTTCGGCTATTATGGACACGATTAAATAAAAGGAGAATAAAAATGAAATTACTGGGTGTTTATAAAAATGGGAACTATACTACTATGATTTTTGACGATGGTACAAAGGTTCGCAAGACAGACGATAATGTTTTTATTCCAGATCACGCAGAAAACATGGATATAAAAATCACAAATTATTGTGATATGGGTTGTCCGTTCTGTCATGAAGGAAGTACACTTAATGGCTGTCATGCAGATATTCTTAATCAGAAATTTATTGATACGCTTCATGAATATCAAGAAGTTGCAATTGGTGGTGGGGATGCTACAAGTCACCCAGATTTAATTCCATTCCTTCGCAAGCTTAAAGATAAAAAGGTTATTACCAATATGACAGTTAATAAGAAACACTTTGAACAGAAGCAGGAGTTGATTAAATATTTAGTTGACGAAAAGCTGATTTATGGTTTAGGGGTTAGCCTTGTAAATCCGACAACAGAATTTATTGAAATGGTCAAACGTTATCCCAATGCTGTAATTCATGTTATCAACGGAATACTTACAGAAGATGATGTTGCTATGTTGCAGAATAATAATCTAAAAATGCTTATACTTGGTTATAAAGAACTTCGTAGAGGTAATGAGTATCTAACTCAGAAATATGCAACTGTTAAATATAATCAGCTATGGCTTTATAATAATCTTGATGTATTGTTTACAAAGTTCAATACAGTAAGTTTTGATAATCTTGCTATTGAGCAGCTTGAAGTAAAAAGACTAATGTCTGAGTCTGAATGGGAACAATTCTACATGGGTGATGATGGTTCATCAACTTTTTACATTGATATGGTCAATCACCAATTTGCTAGAAGCTCAACTGCTCCAATGAATAAGAGGTATGATCTTCTTACTTCTGTTGACAATATGTTCAAAATAATTTTAACTGAGAAAACAGGTGAAAAAAGTGAGTCATAATCTACTGTAAGATATTCCTCAGAAAGAAAGAGATCGAATTGTCGATGCCTTTAGTGCTATTCCAAGTGTCTACCATGTGTCAAACGAGGATATGAAGAATGCATTAGAAAAGGCAGACAAGGCAGATGAGAAACTGCAAGAGTTTAAGAAGGCGTTTGAAAGTTACTGGAAGGAGAATAGCAAATGTCAAGATATATTGACGCAGAAAAATTAAAGTGTTCTATTGATTCGGAAACAGACAGCATATTTGATCGGGATAAGACCATAGAAGAACTTTATTATAACCTGTGCGAACTGGTTGATGATGAACCTACCGCCGACGTGCAGGAAGTCAAACATGGAGAATGGTTTAAACCTAGCAATGACCCAGTTGACAGTAAACAATGGATTTGTTCCGAATGCAAAGGATTAACTGAAACGGCATATTATTGTGGACATTGCTATTATAACTACTGCCCTAACTGCGGAGCAAGACTAACTGCGGAGCAAAAAATGGAGGAGTTTGAAGAATGAGAGATATGCAACTTAACGTTACTTTTCCGTTAAGACATTGCCTTGTGAATGGTGAAAAGATGCTATTTCATATGTGGGGCATAGGTCGAAGCGGTCAAACCGAAGGTATCGTAGAGGACATTAATGGGTCGATAATAACAGTTTTTCCTTACGAGATAAGATTCACGGATGAAATCTTTAAAGAGTATATGAATGAAGAGGGTGACGGCAATGCGTGAAATACTTTTTAGAGGAAAACGTGTAGATAATGGTGAATGGGTATATGGCTATTACGTTCTCAGAAAACGTCCGTACTTTAAGGACAAAGGGGTTAATGTTGAACATCTTATTTACGACAATATGGAGATTGAGGACAATGACTATAAGCAGTTTGTTGATACAATGCCAATTTCTTATGTAGTAGACCCTAAGACTATCAGCCAATACACAGGGCTAACAGACAAGTATGATAAGAAGATTTTTGAAGGAGATATAATTAACGTAACTCCTGATATCACTAATAGACTTATGGATGTAAGGTGGAATGATGAAACACTTTCTTGGGAACTGACGGATGTGGGTACTCCAGCATTTGGAATAAATCATATTTTTAATACGATTGATCTTGCAGAACTTGAAGTCGAATCTTGCTATGGCGAACGTATCTCTTTTATCGTTGGCAACGTTTATGACAATCCCGAGGTGATGGAAAAGATTGAGGAGGATTACGAATGACTAAAAGAGATTTGAGTGTATGGTTTAAAGAGACAGGTAAAAATGTAATAGATGATATTTCAACTGATTATTTGTTCATAAAGAGAGATGATTCATGACAAATGAAGAATACATAATATCAAAAATCTCAGAACGTAGTTTAGCCGATATGTTTAATACTGGTAATTGCTATTATGATAATTTAAATGATAGAATTTATAAGGCTTTTCAGTATTGGAAAGAGTCGTATCGGTATAAGCGTTCTGGCAGACTCTTATTTCAGCTATGGCTTACATTCCAATATAACTCAGAAGAATGGGATTTAGCCAGACGAATAATTAATGAAGAACACCCATCTTGGGTTATAAAATGCGAAACATAAATGGAGAGTATAACAGTAGTTGGAGCAAAGGACACGTCTATTATAAGGAAAGGCAAAAAAGAAAGCATAAAGCAATTAATTTAAAAATGCAAATTAATGAAAATACGCTACTTTGGCATATCCCAAAACAGCGTAAATACGCACTTTTAGACACTTAAAATCTGAATAAAAGAGAAATTTTATTAAGGAGATGATACTAATAAAACAAGAATATATAAAATCGCCACTTAATTATGTGGGTGGCAAATACAAGCTTCTACCACAGATATTACCATTGTTCCCAAAAAACATTGATACTTGCATTGACTTATTTGGCGGTGGGTTTAATGTTGGAATCAATGTTCCTGCGAAAGAGGTTATTTATAATGACTTGAATTTGCCTGTAGTGCAAATACTTGAATACATACATAGAAATGAAACCGATGAAATTCTTGGCGAAATAGATAAGATAATCAAGCAATATGACTTATCAAAGATTAATAGGGATGGGTATTTGAGACTCCGCAACTATTTTAACGAGTCAGAACCTAAACAATCCGTTATTTTATATGTGCTAATTTGTTACGCCTTTAACAAAAGCTGCACTCGGCAATTTGTAAGCAAGCTTACATTGCGCTCCTTTGCATTATC